TGTCCAGTTTCGGCAGGGGTATTACCAATATCTCCAGCTGAACTCTTTGTTCCTTGAATGCCTTCTGGATCAATTCCCATGTCCCTTAACATTTGGGCTTTTTGTATTTCCCCGAGAGAGCCTAGCTGCTTTGCTATATTTACTGGCTGCATTCTATCAACTTGTATGCCGGCCTCTGCTAGTGTCCTATCTGAACCAACAATTGATGACCTGATGTATTCATTTTTAATCATCCCTCTTGTGCCCTGTCTTGGAGAACCACCTATTGGTTTCGGCTCAAAGTTAAGTACTCTTTGCTCTACGTACTTATCTCTTCGTAGCTTAAAATCAGACACAGAATCTGTCGTAGTTGTCCCAAACGATTGTATCGTACCAATGAATGAGACTGGAGTTGATGACCCTCCGACTGTATTAATGTTGATACCGCCTCCCGTTACTGGTATGCCAATACCCGCATTTGCTTCCGCTAGTCCTGCAAAATCAGGGGTTGGAAGACTAGTTGGCAGTTGGTTGTTTGGGTATACTAAAAAATACTCATCATAAACTGGAACTTCAAGCTGCTCTAGTCTGTTGTACCCATACAACTTTTTTTCGTACCTTTTTAGTCTACACAGAAGTGGAGAATCACTGAGATTTTCAATATCTTCTGATGTTAACGGAGAGAAAATTGGGTCTCCAACAAATATTTCATCTCCCACCATTGAATAGCCCCTTAACGCTTCTATTCCCATTATATACTTATAGTTAAAATAACTAAAGCCAAAATTTTGAGGGTTTCTTAAAAAATTTCCACCCTTTAGACCCGGAACATCAGAAACACCTTGCCCCTTGTCGTTAACAACCTCATCTTTGCCCAATATGCTTAACATTAAAGCTTTAAGTTGATTGGGAGCTAAGGAGAGAGGAGGTGGTGCTTCACTTCCAAACGCCACCGTCAGAGCATATCCAAAAAGCTCATTTTTAAACGCAGTGCCGCCGGAGGATTTTTCAACATTGTAAAATATATCATTGTTTTCCTCCGATTGCAAGTTTAAGTCATCGAGTTGAAATATGGTATTTAATAAATCATTTGGGTTTATTGATGATGCTAAAATATCTTTATTGGGCAAGAAAAGGTTCGGTTTCTGCCCCAATGGGTCTAGCAAAGGAATGCCCAAGCCAAACAAAGCCCCGCTGCTTCCTTTGTTTTCTTGTTCTGTATCTTTTGGAGGATTTATTGTTTCCTGAACGGTGATAGTGCACCCCTTTGTAGCAAGAAGATTTACTAAATCAAATCTTCGTTTCTGATCTAAAGAGCTTATCTTTGACTTGTGTTCCAGTACAACATTATCGTTTGAAAGCGTCCCAATGCTACTATTCGATTGATTAAATCTAAATATGTCTAACACAAGATCGTTTAATTCTTTTCTGCTTTGATTCAGCGATCCATTATTTAGGATTGAAGGAGTGGCTCTTCTAGGAACTCTAATATAAGAAGGAGATAGGTAAGCGTACCTCCTATTATCGATAGAATCTCCTTTATTAAATATTGTTTCAGCGACCGTATTTGCAGATGATCCTTTTGTTAAATCTTTTATGCTTATATCTGCACTTAGTGCTTTAAAATATTTTTGAGTCTCTTTGAAAGTTCTTTGCTTCATCGAAGAGCCTTCGATTGATTTAAGACCGTCTAGATTACCTACAGGGTCACTTTTTGTAAGAGATATAAAGTCAGCACCAAATGCTTGAGGGATTGATGCGTCGTACAAATTTTTAAAATGATGCACTAACTTAAAACTTTTCTTGGCTTTTGTAGGAGCTACACCAGTTGAATCTTTCAAAGCATTGCTTGCATTTGATTGAGTACCTTTTTTCGTTTTATAAATTAATGTGCTTGATAAAACAGATTTAAGTTTGAACATGAAATCTTCAATGATCTTAACAACTAGCTGAATTCCATTAGGATTGCCCTGATTTGGACTTGAAATTTGCACCATGTAAGCAAGAACACGTATCGCATCAAATGTAGACTCTGTGTCCTCAGAAGCAAGTAAAACTAATGTCTCTATGTAAGATGAGATTGCCCCTGTCAAAAAAGAACCAAACTGTTCTGGTGCGCCATATTTTGACAAATAAAAATCATGAAACGTAGATGTAAATCTATCAGTGTGAACATCATAATAAGATGGACTCGATATAGCGTCGTTATAATAGTTTTCTATCTCTTTTCGAGCTTTTGCAATTTCAGTTAGTTTTTTTCTAAGAAAAGTTGGCAATGGATCTGCAATAGTCATCTCAACAGAGTATTGATACATACCACCAAGACGATCTCTTATATCGTAGTCAGTGCCACAAAAACTTTTTAATCCCATGTTATTATCAACTAAAAAACTAATCGGACGTATTGATCCAACAGGCACTGGTGTTGGTAATGACTTTGTATTTTTCTTTGTAAATATTTTATTAGCTAAAAGCTCTTTTCCACTTTGGACACTATTAACCACTAAAAACGGATTGTCAGTTTTAGAGAAGGATGTTCTTTGACTTTGTGAATCTAAAACTTCATTACTTTTAACCTTTTGTCTTAATATTTTAAAATCTAATATTTTAGCTGAAGAGATTATGTCTAGATACTCTGTCTTGTCTTTTGATTTTATTATGTCAAGAAGTGCCGGAAACATGGTGTTGTTTCTTAAAGCTTCATGCATATTGAAAGTAAAAAGAAATCTAGCGTTATTCTTTTTGTCTCTAGATAAAAACAGTTCTGAAAACATCTTTGGTTTCTTTTCTAAAATATTCGATGTTTTAAGCTGTCTTGTTAATCTTAACAATGCTTCGTCGTTTGTGAAGAAATTTGAAAATGCTACGTAATCTAAATTTATTTTTTCAAGATCAAGCTTCTGTCTATTGTCGATTACTTTAGAGTTTGGAACATCAATTTTTGTCAAAAAATCAGTAGGCTTTGGAGAGCTTGGGTGAGATATTCCCTTCATCCAAGAATCTCCTTCGCTCATCTTATGGACATCGCCTAGATAATAGTTGCCCATAGAATCAATAAAGGCATATGAGTTTTGGTATGGCTTTCCGTCTTGTAGAACTATCTCAGAGCTTACAGGACCCAGCCCTAAAACAGAATTTATAGCCGAGTAAAGAGAAACTTTACCAAAAACATCATTATCAATACTAAATCCAGAAACATCAAAGTACGCATATGCAATGTAAGCTAAAAATTTGATATTAGCGCCTCCCTTAGCGGCGGTAATTTTAAAATCACTAAACAAGCCAATATCATATGTTATTGTACCATCAGCATTTTGACTTTGTTGAAAAGAGAAGTTTTTTAACATCGACGATTGATTTGTTACTAAATCTCCATCGCCGGAAGTACTAAGCGATTCTCCATATATTGAAGAATCTAAAATGTTTAAAGTACTTTCATTAATATTTATCGTCTTTATTGTTAATGATGACTGACTAGAAGGTGTTGACAACATTATGTTATTGGCTGATTCTGACAAAGAAGCAACTGGAGTTGATAACAAAGTATTATACAACGCCTCGTCTCTGCATTCTAGAATTTTTATTTTAATGTATTTGGTAATATCAACATCAGTCAAATATTTTAGTTTAGAGTTTTCATCGAGTGTTTCTTTTAGTATCAGATTTATTTTAACGTGTAAAGTTTTGTTTTTATTAGAATCTGTAATCTGACTTAAAGTTGGAACACTTTTTTCATTTGGATGATCAATATGAGGATCTTGGATTGATCTTTCTAATCCATTATCATATGACAAAGTAAATGTATTAAAATACACTTTTGGGATACCTGCTCCAAAAAAGTCTTGTGATGTAACTGGTTGTATCATATTGGTTTATCCGCACAAGGTTCCAGATCAGACATTGGGAAAGAAATTTGTTGCTTTCTAGTTTCCCCTATTACTGGTGTATCGATTTCATCATCAACCCTAAAATCAAAATAATATTCAACATAATTTTCATTTATTTGAACGTCTTCTTGTAAGTTTGGGTCATATATAATGTCATCGTGCGAAACCTCGATTTCATCCTTTAAAAATTTTAATCGACTTAAATGCTCTTCGCCATTAGCTTTAGTTTTTATTTGAAATACTTCTATATCATAATTCGTTCTTTCATTGATTCCGTTAATCTCTTGAATATCAACTAGGATATACTCTTTTTTAAGCTCTACAAAAGTATTATCCTCAAAAATTTTAGACACTGATACTTTCTCTATACCGTCTACTGTCGTTCCGGGGACATTATAGAGAGGATCATCCTGAGTGGGGCTTAGTTCTGCTATTGAAGTGTCGTAAAAAGCTTGCACCTCCAGTTGAGGGATCTTAATCAAGCCATGTGATCCTGTTAGAATATCCGATGATCCAGTTGGCTTTGACAAAAGAAAATTTAAGTCCCACGCAGGTGCTCTTTGTGTGCCTATCTCTGCACTTCCTAAAGGAGTTGGGAGCGAATAAATATTCTCTCTTGAGGTTGCATTTTTTAGTTTTTTGAGTTTTTTAATTACATCACTTTTAGTATCTCCAAACGTTTTATTTATTCTACGGAATGTAGAATCCACACCCTCAAAAATGGTTACATTCTTTATTCTTGGAGTTGTTTTAATCCTGTCCTCTGATTCTTTTTGGACCTCTGCTGGTCCTTTTCCGGGAGAACTATACTGGGTGTCATAAACAATATCATCGTCATAAAAGGCATAAAACGATGGAGAAAATTCTCCAGCAGACAATAATCTTCTACCATAAGGGGTGAGTTTCAACTCTATAACTTCTTCTTTTTGATTAAAAAATTCCATATTACTTAATTACTCCGGTGATCCATTTCCACCCGGAAAAAATGTTTCATATTTTGGATCATCATCTGTTCTTGTAAAAGTTACTTCAGAATTCATCTTCGCTAACTCAACCAATGAAAAGAAATCATATGGCCAGTTATAGCTAAATGGTAGTTCAGCTTGTGGGTCAGACCCAAAACCTTCAAGCTCTGAATTGCTGGAAAAACTAAATCCTTTCCCAGTCTCTGATGTTTTTGTTATGTTGAAATAGTTATTTCTCGCTCGTTGCTTCACTTTAAACACTTTCCATCTTATATTAGTCGGAAAATCTTCAACACCAAGATCCCCAAAGAACTCAAACTCTGGACCGATTAAATGCTCAAAAACTGATTTTTGCTTTTCAGCTTTAACTGATATCTCGGGCATTATGTTTTGCCATATGTTGGACAGATCGTCTTTTGTTAAGTCATGAGTAAATTCAAAAATATACATAACAAAGGGTTTCTTTTCCAAAGCTAATATGTTTGTTTGCGATGAGAAGTCCATATCTGGTGGAATATAATATTTTCTCATTAAATTAAACATTTTAGAAATAGAAGTTGTCTTTCTTTCTATTTCAGAACCTTGTTGCCCCGGAAAAATAGGAGATTTTCCTTGCTGGACTTGTAGTATTTGCTGCTTATATGTATTTTCATTAATAAAAAATGGAAAACCTTTGGAATCAATAGGTATCGCTACAATAGCCTCGCCTATTTGTTTTGTAGGCGCTATTTCTCCAACCCTTTGTTGTGTTGCTTTAAATCCGCAAACATTTATTAGAGATCCAGTTAAAGCTGTTTTGACACTTGGGTTTAAAAGTGCGTTCTTACTAACAGCAAAAGTTTTCTGAGGGTAACTTTCTCTTACTTGCATAAATATGCCAGAGGCTCCTGTAGGTGGGTGCCCATAGCCTTTCCATATTCCCTTTGTAAACAACTTTTCTTTTCCAAGTCCACTACCAGCACCTAATGATGCTACATCCATATCATGAAGATTTACTGATGGACACTCAAACTTTGATTCAATTACCCATGCATCTTGAGAATCCTGAATGACTGGAGTGGTTGCAGTTAAAGGAATGTAGTTTCCGTTTGCGTCTTGCTCTGTTGAATACCCAATCTCTTTCAAGGTAACAGACCCAAACAGGTTCACCGAAGAAGAGATTTGCATTTGAGATATCCCGGCAGGATGTGCGTTTAACACATCGGGGTTTTGTAAGCTTTTTGCTCTTTTGTTATTGTTTTTATATGCAGTATTCACTGCTGCATTCGATAATATCTCTTGTAGTGTAAACTTTGCGCTTTCTCCCGCTTGCAGGTCTCTCGCCTCATGCGGCTTAAACTCTATTCTAGCAACTGCATCTCCATAAAAATATGGAGGAGTATGAATAGCATAAGATGGATCCTCTCCCCATGCTTCTTGGAGTGGAAAATCAGCAGATCCAGTTCCAGACACGCCGTACCTAAGTGTTCCCGGTTTATAAGGAGGACCATAGTGGATACCTCTTACAGACACAGGAGGGGTGTTACGACCACCTTTAAAGGCTCCAACAGCAGTTGATCCGCCCACGGTTGAAGCATTTTTACGATTTCCAGCAGGTCCCGGTTCATCAGAATAAACGGTTACAATGTTTGAGTTTACACCCGAATCAAACCCTGTGCCACCGCTAGCAGATGAGCCGGTTACCGCTATTGCAATAGCCTCCGCAAAATCATTTGCTGAAGTTATTGATCTTATTCCTATTTTCCCTGCACCGCTTGTTGCAGGGTTCCCTCCAGCTCCGGGGTGGACAGACGTGTCAAGAGTAAAAACATGGGAGTTTCCTCCTGAATCGAAAAATGTTATTGTTTCGCCGTTTCCAAAACCTGTAGCTGCTGTTATAGTAGCTTTAGCTGTTCCAATAATTTTACGGTCACCGATTTTTATCAGTCTCGATTCGTTAAGAGCGTCGGGCACAGCTCTTACAGCATCTCCTCCGGGCTTGAAGAAGAAGCTGCCAGAAGGTCCCTCATAAGACACAAAGTCGTCTGTTTTGTAAAGAACAACGTCCATATAATAAGAAGATCCAGAAGTCATTGTTCTAAACTGACTTTCTGGCTTAGACAGAAAAGATGTGGGACCTTTCTTTTCCAGAAAAAAGTTTTGAACTTCTGCAAAAAAGTTATTAGCTGCTAAAGAATATTTAATGTCGCTCTGTCCGAGCCATTCAAAAAATATTTGCGGCGCAGAGCCTGTGCCAGTTGCATGTTCATCAGGGGTTCTTTTTTCATCAGCATAAAAACAGTCGACTTTGTTTTGTCCCGGTCGAACTGACCCAGTGAAGTGTGGGTATGTAAAGAATACACTGGCTGATGGCACTGTTACATCAGGACCAATGTCGGAGGATGATACCGGCAAATAGCTATCCGGGTTTAATATCGCCTCGAACGGAAATACATAATTTGGACTCTCCGCCACAACATTCATTGGGAATGTGGCACCAGACAATGGACTTAGAACATCAATGAATCCAGAATCGGAGCCAAACTGAGGGACTGAGCCTGTATGCACAGCGTAATCTACCGCAATTCCTGACTTAATGGTATTGAAAAAGATACCCGGAGCAAAGAATGGTTGGTATAAGGCGGCTAATCTTTCTTGATCACCGTCACGAGTATTTGAGCCAGTTATGAAGGACCCATACGAGGCTGAAAATAAGTTTCCGAGTTGCACTGCTCGTAGCACAGGGTAAAATCCTTGGTAAGGTAACAGTTTTTTAATACCTTCACACTCTAAACGTATTTTAGAAAACTTAGCAGCCTGTCTAACATTTGTAATAATCGTCTCTTCGGTTGTTCCGGATTCTTGTTGTTCAAAAGTTTGCCCAATTGCACCTTTTTTATTGCCTATTTCAATTTCGTGATCTTCTTTAATCAGCTTGAAATGTTTCATGAAATCTGTAAAATGATAGGTTTTCATAAACTCGCTGTTAAAACCACCCAAGGGATTAGTCGCACTACTTGTTGAATCTGTAGAAGCTCCAACTAGAGTTGCATAGTCGTTGTTAACTGCATTAGTTTTGGATCCGGGTGCACTTTTATCTAAGTAATAATCAATGTGTTCTGTAATTCTAAACTCAGGCAAAACTGTGTAATCTTTTCCAAAAGATCTTATATCTTGTGCATAATCCTCATATGAATCAAACCATGGAGTTCTTCCGCTAAGAACATCTGTTCTATATGGAGGTATTAAGTGAAGAGATGCAGACATTCTTACTAGACTGTTTTGAGTAAAATAGGGAGAGCCTGCACCAGTTCCAGTATTATGACCATATGCAAATGATCCTGACCAAATGATGTTAGGAAATTCATATTGTATTGATGCACTTGGTCTAACTCTTAAAAATCCGTCTGTATTTTTTATTTCGATTGGTCCAGATCCAGTTGGTGCAGACGCTGCATCGCTTGATCCTCCCACTCTTACTTTTCCCTGTATTTGTATCTGCAACAAACTATACAACCATCCCGCATATGAAAGTTCGCCATTTTTTGCAACATCATTCCAGCGGGGCTCTACAGATGGGTTTAATTGTGCTCCAGATGGTCCAAGAGGTGACCAATAAACAGGATCAAAACGCCTAGATCCGTTCGAGCTATTGGCTGCGGATGCTGAATGGCATTCCAAATCAAAGAAAGGCTCTTCAGCATCCAACGGCCATATACTTAAATCTAACATACCAAAATATGAAGACCCGCTTGCAATCGCTAAGTCTGATGAGTTTCTTGCTGTAATATTTGCTCTGATTCTATCATTAATATCATGCTTCCAAAAAGCTCTGGATAAACCTAATCTTTGATTAAAATCGCTCGACCCACTAGAAACTGTATAATTTCCACGACCTCTGATCTTCGCTAAACCTGTTAGCTCTTCTTTTGGATACACAACTTCGGAGTACTTTAAATATTCCATTTTGTTAGCATCTAGATTATCTAAAGCAAAAGGACTCTCTTCAGGTGGGATGTACTCATATAGGTATATGTTTTTTAAATCATCATACACCTCGTCCCCTAGATTTCTGCCACTAAATCTTGGTGTTGCCGCATCAACATCTTTATTTGCAAAAGTGGACAGGTTATTCCCGAAAGTGCTTTTTAAGTTTATTTTGTCTCCAGTTTTTAAGGTAAACTGCTGATTTAGTGGCTTATACTTGAAAGTAACTGGTGGTTCAATGTGTGTTTCCAAAACGTCTACATCAGCAAAAACTTCAAACGTTGAATCTGCAATATTTTCCAGCTTTGTCGAGGTAACTTTTGCTAGACTTATTATGTTGTTCTTTTTGAAATATCTAACAAGAGGATTATACATCTGCCTTACTTGTTTCCAACTTGAATTTCCATATGGTCCATTGGCTTTTAAAAGGGCAACGTTTAAGAAAGTTGAAGAACTTACCGCCCCACTGACAAAATTTGTAAATGGTAAAAATGTTGTGTTAGTCTTGAAGTGAATAGTATTCTCTGTAAGATCACTTTCACGGGCTACTAATATGTTGTTAAGACCAACAAAGTCTTGAGGTATGAAACTAGCATACGAAGGTAGTACCTGATCTGATGTGATAGAGAAAAAGTTTGAAGACGTGACCCTTAACAAACCTAGTTCACTTGCACTTAAGAAAGTTATGTCTGTAGATGCTTCACTTGCATTTGAAAAATCTCTTTCAGAATATCCAAAAGGAAATTGTATCGCAGAAGATGTTATCCAAGAATACTGAAGCTCACTTTGCGGTATTGCATGTTGCACAAAATAGTTATCAAAAAGTGATGCAGTGCCAAAAGTATCAAGACCAGTTCTTTTTATAATTTTGCGTGTATTTCTTTGTGTTTTATGAAACGACCCTGTTGGAGAGCCCAGTGGTCCTCTACCATCAGAAAAGCCCTCAACAATGGTATTTGAAAGACCAGAAACAATATTTGTATTTCCATCAACGCCTTGGTCAAGCTGAGTCAAGACTACAACATTGTTGCCACTGGCTAAGTCATCAGATTTTAATGTAACAATAATCTTTCCGCCATGACCTTGAGTTGCCTCAATACACTGCTTTAATCCTAAAGCAGCATCGTCAGCGTCATTACTAATATCAAACTGTCCTAAAGCTGTATTGGTTCCACTACTAGAAGCAGTATATGTTACAGATGTTCCATCAGTAGATACGATTACTATTGTTTGACCGTTTGTTGGTTTTGATGTTCCAATAGATACTGTTGCTTTTGCAGGAGCAGATAAGCCTCCAAAAGGCGAATGTCTAGTCAAAAATCCCCTTAATGGCTGTCTAACCGTTAAATTTCTAAAAGGCAAAGCATTATACGGTGCAAATGTTTCAGAGGCTGCATCCATAAATGCTGGACAGGAGACTTCCGGACCTCCGGGGGCAGAAAATCTGCTGACCATTATACTGGTGGTTTTTCCTCTGTCAGGCACTTTATAATCTAGTAATCCAAGCACAGATGGAGAGTTTGCAAACGTTGTATCAATATTTCCACTTTGCGCCAAAAATCGATTGTTTATATCTCTACCCGGAATCTGCACTATTTCATAGTTGTGCGAATAATTGCCAAGCGGTATTGTAGCTGCATTATCATCAACCACCCCAGCATTAGGAAGCGCTGAGCTTGTGATATTTTTAATATTTTTTATATTTACAGGACTCTTGGCTATAAAGTCTCTTGTGTAATCTTTTCTAGGCGCATCAGCACTAACAAAAGATGGATTAACAACGTTATAAAATATATTTCCACCAGCGATTGTTGGATTTGTATAAAATGCCTCTGGTCTTATAGTAGCAAGACCAGTATTTATTCCAACATGCCTGTGAGAATTTCCACCTACATGAGCTTCTGTAAAAGGACCTTGGATTGGAACATCCTTTGTTAGTGTATAATAGTCACGCAAATGTTGATTGTCTACAGTGTAACCATCTGGTATACCAGCAGACTCTGCTGGCTGAGAAGATGAAACAAACTGATAGTTTCCGACGAGCTTTCCAGCATATATTCTGGTTGCATCATTGCGGGTCATGACTTGATAATCTGTTTTATACTGTCTATTAGGATTTATTTTGTCTAAATCTTTGCAATCACTAGCGCTAGCAAAAGTCGTTGTGTTAAACTTCAAGCCTCTGGAATTATCGAATGGAGGTGTTTCAGTGAGAGAAAAAGCTTTTACATTTGTTTCTCTTCTAATGATTCCTCCGCCTTCATTTCCACCGATTTTATATGGAGAATTAAATCTTCTATTAAATACTTGCAGTGATGCTGAGTGTATTTCCATTCTACTCGAATCAACTCCAGTATCACCAACTGGCAAAAATGCATCGTCTCTCGTAGCTTTCTTGCTCCACCACAGGCAGTTATCCTCTTGGTATCCTCTAGTAATCCCTCCAGAAAACTCTCCGTTTGCGGCAGCGCCAGCAGCGCCAGCTACCGTATAGTTGTCAACGTTGCTAGTAACAAGCGTGTTTCCTAATACACTTTTAAAATTCTGAGTGAGCGTTAACCTATAAGATCCTCCGCCCAAGTTTTGAACAGCACTAGTCGTAAATATTCCGGATCCATCAATGAGTGTTTTTAAATTGGACAGACCGTGATCTGCGCCTGTTCTAGCGAAGTCATTTCCGCTTGTTGTTGTGGCAGTGACAGTAAAAGTGAATGCAATGATTGAACCATCCGCTTTAAGTTGTCGTAAAACAATTTCCTTTCCAACTGTTGGAGCAGCTGTTGCTGTAATTGTTGTTGTTGCTGCAACACCTAGCGATGGAGGTGTAGGCGCATGACCAAATTCCCAATCATATAAAAGCTCGTTAATACCTCTGATAGATCCGGACGGATCATTTGACCCAAAATGCATCGTTGGGAATTTATGTTCGTATTTACCACCTCTTTCAAAAAGGTGACTTTCAACTATATTTGAGACATCAGTTATTTTAGATGAGATCGGTGCAAGTTGCTGTACCATTTCTGAAACGGCTGAATCAAGCCATTTAAAATAATCAAGATATTTGTCCAAGTTAGGAGTGTTGCCAACTTTATCGAAAAAGATTCTTCTTATCTTTTCAAGGGACTTATACCTTCCTCTGTATTTATTTATTGGATCCCCCAATAAATTTTCCATTGCAGATGCATCTGATGCAGCTGCCAAAAAGTTTATCATCTCCTCTGAGATTGTTTGATACATGCTTTTTTCAACAGAGTATGTGAATTTGATTGGCTTTGTTCTAGTGGTAAAGTTCTCATCGTCTCTCGATAAAATATTAACAGATGCAAAAGAGTTTAAGTTTTCAGGCACTTGTTGTCTTTGACCCTGCACATATTCTCTAGATAATGAAGATGTACTGTTTACCTTAAAGAAATCTCCCCTAGCTGTATGAGTTTTTAGCAATAAGTTAGAAAATTTATCTCCATATCTAGCATCAGTAGATCCAGAGGATATATCTTTTATTATAAATCTACCATTTGAATCTGAACCCGTTACTGTGTCAAAATCCCAATGCATAGCAAGAGTATTTATTTTTTCTATACTTTGTGGAAATGTAGGTGCCGACTGGTTTAGAAAACTATTTTGCATAGCGTTAAAAACACCATAGTTTCTTGGGTCCATAGCATGTGAAACTATTTCTTCATTTTCAAGAGGTATAGACCAGTATCTACAAGACGAAACTTTAACATCTGATTTATTTAATAATGTTCCACTAAAGTTTGTTCTATGCGCTCCGACATAAACTCTTTTCCTACTAGTAGAAAATTTAAGTCCATTACCTTCTCCTACAGCACCAGTTAATCTAAATTGATGAACAATCTGATCATTTGATGTGCACACTCCAAAAAATTCTACATCATATGCGGATGCTCCATCATGGGATCCAGATAATATTCCTATAGTTGGATATCTTTCTGGTTTTATCTTTACAGCAAAATTCCACTTTTGATTATTGTATACATCTTTAAATACGCTAGTTGTTAGCTCAGTGAATATCCCCTCATTTGATGAGTTTGGATTTGAAGATGTTAGAATAAAAAATACGTCTTTTGATGATGGACCTGTTTCTTGAGATTTTACTGCGTATACTTGGAAGTTTGCAAAATCATTTGCACTCCACACATAATCCGTTGAAGTCTCAACAGCCGTATGCATTCCGAAAAGCGAAGAACTAACTCCGGGCATGACAGTATCTCTATAGTTTGGAAAGTCTGGAGATAATCTTTTTGGGAAGATTACCTCTGCTTCTAGAGTCATGCCTGTTTGTGAGTCAAATCCATCAAAGTTTTCTAAAGTACTTCCGGTCAAAAATGATGTTGAGTTTGAATCATCTGGATCTGGAAAGTTATAAACAGTTGCATCAAAGTTTTCTAAACTACTGAAGTCTGCATATGTCTTCCTAGTTACTTTTGGTCTTGACGAATTTGACAAACTTATCGTTGCATTATCTGCATACATATTTAAAGAATACAAATCATCATCAACACCGTAGCACCTTATAAGATTTCTTATTGCCTTCTCTGTACCCTTAGATTTATTTATATACGTCAGATTATTATAAATGTTTGTGTATATTTGATTTTTTATATTCTCTAGAGATGTTTGAAAATTTCTTTCATCATTTCTATTTGCTAGTGACTCCAAAGCTGTAGCATCAGCAAATATCTCTGGTGCTACAAATCCGTGTGATGTCAAAAGCCTACTAGCAAAAGGCAATGGTTTGCTAGTGCTGCCGCTTACAGATCCACTAAAGTACTCTATATTTTTTAAAGTAGGCACTTTTTTAATCTGTAAACAAAGCTCATCAAAATAGCTTGCCATTATCTGGTTTAATGCCAAGATGGTCTTTCTTTCCTTTGTTTCATCTAAATCGATTAGCCAACTCGGCAAGGTATTGTACATGAATCCAGAATTTCTTCCGTCGTATTCTCTACCTTTTATACTTGCAGATGCCTCATATTCAACAACATCTGGATGTCTGCTATAAATGATTGGATCTCTAAACTCAGAAATTGATGCACTAGATTCTACAATCGCAGAAGTTGTTAGTCTCATTCCAGCTGTATAGTTTTTTATAAAACCATTTGAAACACGACCAGAGTAATCTAGCGCTACTCTATCAAGTGATGAAGTCTGCGTAATTCCTTCATTAAACTTATAATAAACGCCCAAATCAACTGGATTGCTTGATCCTGTGAACTTGGAATCAATGTTGCCGTAATCTGTGTTTGTACCACCTGCAACCTGTGTAAACCAGTTTCTAGATATTTGTTTTGATGATCTGTTTGATTTCCAAAATCTAAACTCATCTATAAAAGATCCGGAGAGAGTACCAAATCCTTCTGTGTTTACTCCAGCACCAAATGCTACTGGGGTTGGTCCTGTCCTGTAAGCTCCGATTGTGGCATTAAGTGGAAGAGTTTCTACTGAGGATATTTGAGATCCTGTATGAACTGTATCTGCCAATACTCCGTTAACATACATCTTCAACAATAAGTGATCAGATCCGGTTGGGTTATTTTGCATCACAAATGCATAGTGATTCCAATCAGATAAGTCTATTCCAAGATTTCCACTAAAACTAGTTGGACCAACCTTTGCCCTAGAGACACCATTCGAACCTGATGAATATGAAACATAAAAAACAGAATCTTGCAAGTAAGACCCATCGGGATCTCCTGATCCATCTACATCAAATATGCTTTCAATAAGTAATCTTCCATACTTCCTGTTGCTTCCCGGTAAATAGTTGAAATTTTCATTCCACAAATCAAAGTAAGCGTGAGCTGGTGATGTTTGACTTTTTGATGGTTCGGTTGGTAATTTTAACCAAAACTCAACTGTGTTACCAGTTGTTCCATCAATGGTAAAGTTTTGCTGTTGCCTTAGCTCTGAGTCGTAGACATTTGCCTTTTGCTCTTTAAACTTATAGTATAGCCCCTTATCATACTCAGATCCGGAAGCATATGCAGGTATTGTTGGTCCATTTGGTCCACCCTTTACTGATATGTATTGAGGAGTAGCTGACTTTTTATAAAGTCCATCTCCAGAATTGATTGTTGTAGCTGTTGTACCCCATGTATGACCGATCTGAATGTTTCCATTTGTTCTAGGGTATTCGTTTTCAAGTATGTAATTGTCTAGATAAGATGATGAGTTGTGCCATTCGAGCTTTTCTTTTAAAGATCCATCATATGGATAAAACTTATATATGTTTTGAACTGCTCTTTCATAATACTCTCTTGCAGAACCAAACTTTGCAAAGTTTTCTGGCTTGGAAAAATCAACATTTGGAAAGAATCTGTCCCGTTGTTTTGTAAAGTTTTTTACATATGATGGAGATTCTATTTCTCTACCAACTTCATCAAGACTAGCCGAGGAAAGAATCTTTCTTGTTTTACCTTCTCCACGATAAAAACCAGCACCACCTGATTTATCAAAAAGGTCAGCAAACTTTTTTTTAGATCCTGCCTTACTTTGACCTGCACTCCCTCTGGAGGTAGGGCTATTATCTTTTCCTCTTGCCATTATTCCTCAACCCTAAATTTAAAAACTTCTTGTTGCTCTTTGTAAGAGTCATTTACATAGTAAGCCAGTCTTAATCCATATTGATAACCAGCTTGTAAAATCTCCATGTCTAGATCAAAATAGTTTCCAGAGACATCATATGAGAGTCGTGTATAAGATCCGGGCTCCCCAGAAGATTGTGGAGAAACATTTGATCCAGTTCCAAAAGGTATCGCTACGTAATCATCACTAATCCTATAAATACTGTAGTATGCATCTTCAATGATCTCAGTAGGTATAGTTGCTTGCATGACAGTAAAGTTATTTGGGCTCCAGTTCTTTTCTCTTACTGCCACTCTAAATCTGGCTGTTTCTTGTCTAGAATAAGATGGCTTTAGATTATCTACAGTTGTGACATACTCTGGATCTGGATTGTGGCTAGACGCATTTAAAGTATTGACTTCAATCGCTGAACTTGTGTAATAAGATACTAAATCTTCATGATGCCATGCGGCATATACTTCATCAAGAGAGTGAGACATGGCGAATGATGCTGTATAAACACCTTGTATTGCCCCTTTAGGTCCTATCGCAATGCCCCCAGTTACATTAGTGTGATTTGTTGCAGACACTCCTCCACCTTTTGGTAAAGGCAGTTTATCATATATGTTTCCAGCCGAATTAGAATATAGGCTCAATAATATAACATTGGTATTTGTATGAACACTGCTATTTGGTATATTTTTTAGCTGCCCCTTTACGTAGTTGTAGAGATAAATCTTATTAAGATTATCTTCTCCAGATGCTAAAGAACTGCTTTGGAAAAAGTTACCTGTATCGTCTTTTTCTGCTGAATCCCAACGTGCTTCCAAATTTGGTCTAAGGAAAAAATATTCACTAGTTCTAGAGAAGAACTTTTTTGTATAATACGAATGTGAGCCAGTTTCAAAACTAGAGGATAAGAAAACCCCTAAACCATAGTTAGGTATGCCTGTTCCATTTACAAAATCAACCGGATTTGAAAAAGCACTTGATACGTTTGAGCCAGTGCATGTTAGATCTCCCAAACCCCCGTTTCCATTTCCCGCTAGACCTAAATCATCTTGTGTAAAAGTAAGCGTATTGGAGTCATAAGCAGCTGTTATTCTCAGTGGTCTGGACTCATTTACTGCATTGGCTATTGCGGATCCAAGTTCGTCTCTAGTTGATAATCCACTGGCGGCTATAGTACTGCCTGCGCTAACTGTTGCCGATGTATTGATTACAAACGTTACTGATGTTCCTTGCGAGTCTGTTAAAGAAAATCCTTTTCCATTGTAGTTTGATATAGATGAGTTATCCAGAGTTAAAGTGGCTGTAGCTTTTACTCCACCTGTCATCCAATCCTCAACCACGTCACTAATATCAACAGACAAGTTTTCTGTTCCATCTGTAAACGATGCAGTATAGGCAGGAGATAAGGAACTTTCTGCAAAGTCGCCACCCTCCGTAAGCCAAGTTGAAAAATCATCTCCGGTTGCGCCTTTTCTTATCCAGTTTGAACCAGTGCTTTCGTATGTCTGGTCTGAATAATTTTCCATGTCCAAACCACGACCCTCTTGCCAAGAGCCAGAAACAACTTTTACAACCATTTTATATTCTTTCGGTAAAGTAAACGCATGAGGGGCATTATAAAGATTTAAATGCCACGACACATTGCCACTCGCCGGTAGCAAACCATCGGTTCTATCTTGGTTTATTTTATCTATATCAAATTGGACAAGAACTCTAGATTTCTCGTCTGTTATGCCTGCTGAAGACGAAGTTTGTCCGTGAATGTAGAAGACCTCAAGCACATCAGCAGCGCCCATGTTTGACCCTGTGCCCCTTGTTGTAAGATTGGCTTCAAATGCATTAGTTATTGTGTTGTCAGCATTTGCTATGTATCTTTTAATACCCATTATTGAACTGTCCCTCTTATGTCCACATCGGGAAACTTGATTTCAAATATAACATTCTCTGGTGCTACTAACATTCTTGAGTCCATAGTGAGATACCCATTGATATCAAAATCTGCTGATGAGTACGCTGTTCCAACTCTTTGAACAATTTTTATTTCAGTAACATCCAAAAGACCGTCTACTCTTTTTAAAGCTTGGAAAATATCACCAATCCTTACCGGTTCTCCAATATTAAATTTGGATGTGCTCATTCTTTCTTGAATCGCCTGTGTTGCATCTGATAAAACTCTATATTTATTTATATCTGTATCTGCAACCACCGCAAATTCTATTCCTATGTTTACAACCACTGCATCTAAAATATCCATGGTATCATTAAGCATTTTATACCCTGATATCCAAGTCTTTAAATTCTTTTTTAACATATCTGAACTAGTGGTCAGGGCTCCGTTTTGATCCTCTGAAATAACATATAGATTTATATTTCTTTTGAAAGAATTTACGTCTTGTACTACATTTGCTCTTTTGACCGCACCAAACTTTGGCGGCAAATTGTAAATCATTGTTAGATAATCATCTTTTGTTACCGCACGATTTTGAGAAGAATACATTCCATAAGCTCTGTTTTTTATTTCTTCGGAGTTGGGCGTTGATATGTTTCCAACTATTGGTTTTTCGTTTTCAAACTCTAAAGAACTTATAACATTTGATATTTCTCCAGCTTCTAGTGTTGCTGGGTTTCCAAAATCAAACTCTGTGTCTGATGTCGAAACTAATGAATTTGTTGACAAGTTTGTGTTCTCTTGAGAGTTTGTCCTATAGACAACCTGAAGCGTTGTGTTTGCTGGGGCTACTCCTAAAGAATCAGACTCTATTAGATTGCTAGGATCAAAGCTGGTGTCTGTTACATGATCTCTGCCATAAAGATTTAAAATAACTTTGCTCGGATCAGTAATTTTTTCATTTGTAAGATTTGATTCTGAGCCGTATCCAAACTGTATGAAAGTTTGTCCGGCTATATTTTCAACCACAAACCTTCTTGGTGCTCCATAGGGTTGCAAAATAAATGGAACCACAGCTTTATCACTAGATGTATTAACTATTGGTCTATAAACAACATCTTGGCTAAGGTTTTCTACCTCAACGAACTCTTTACCCTGAGAGTCTGTAATGGTAACAATCTCTGTTATGTTTGTTCCATTTAATCTAAATCTTGGAAATCTTTGATATTCTCCAACTTCAATAAATTCAACAGCAAGATCCCCGGAAATAACTTGTCCATAGGCTCTAATCGCATATCTAGTAGGAGCACCCGTTGTTGTATTTACTTCAGCCACTACCACTTCGTTGTTTTCATCAGAAAAATCAACGTCTTCATTTAATGAAAAAGTCGTACCTGCATCGGAGGAAAATTTCGCTCCTCTTTTTAAAATGGGAGCATAATTTAAATCTGGTCCTGTGCCCGCAGATGTGGCTGGGACAAGGACATACAATGTTACCTCTCCGGAAGAAGCTGGTATTCCTTTGTATTTGTACCCGAGCTGCCTTGCTAATCTAACAACATTTTCATATTCAATCGCAGTGTCTAAAAAAGACTCATTAACGTTATAATCTAGATAGTATGATAAAACGTCGCCAACATAAGCAACGGTATCAAGCATCAATGATCCAAAAGATGCTTCGCTAAAATCTTTAAAGTTATCTGGGTAATATCTTCTGGCGTAAGCAACAAGATCTCTTTTTATTGTGTCGAAATCTCTGCTTGTATAATCTATAGGTACTGTTTTTTTCTTGCTAAAAGGCATCTAGATGATCTCCTCAACTTGTAAATAGTCAAAAAAACAAATGTTTACCTACTATGTGATAAACATTTAGTATCCACTCGAAACAGATACTGTTAAAACATCAGATGCATTAAGTGGAGTGATAATATACTTGACAGAAACTGAAAGTTTTCTCCTTTCATCAAAATCAGGAGAGTCTTCAAAGCTCTCAAATGAAACATCAACAATTTTAACAAAAGGCAAATATTTGTTTGCTTGAGACAGTATTCTCGCTCGAATCTGATCATATAATAGTGGATTATTTGGCTCAAACAAAAACTCGTAAACACCAACTCCAAAATCTGGAATCATTATCCTTTCACCGGGATTTGTTAAAACTAGCATTCTAAAATTTTGCTTTACGACATCCCTCAAGGTGTCAAGCATTTTATACCCTGTCACTCCATCAAGTGTCAATGGTAAATACGGTGAGTAATATGCCATTTGTTAAGGTGCTCCTTTTACACTGTTTTTCGCTATTCCTGATGGTCCTCCACGTTTTTTGATATCATCAGATTGGTGCTTGTACGCTTCTCTACCCTTTATTCTCCCTACATCTGCCATTGCAGAAAATAAAGACTTCTTTGTTTGATCAAAAGCTGCATTTACTCTTGTCCCGGCAGCTGGACCCTTGTCTAATATTTCCCCATTTGTATCTTTTGTTGTAGAAGAAGAAACGGCTAATATGCTATAAATAGATAATGTATACAATATTTTTGGTATTGAAAACGAATATTTAAATAATGTTTGAAAATCTTCTCCACCTATGATACCAGAAAGAAGATCAAAAAGAACTTTCTTCACTCTAGGCTCATTAACAATGTCATCAAATTTGTCTAAAACACCTTCTCCGGGTTCTAGTCCAACTATCTCATCTAAGTTTTTGCTGAAGCTGACTATCTTTAATTTCTGAGCTTGGGTAAAACCATCATCCCAGTTTTTAATACTTTGTTCATTAGAAAATATAGGGAGTATTATAGATACTCTTGCTAGTTTTTCTTCCACTGAAACACCTTCGGGAAGGATTTCAGTCTGACCCTCCAGTAATATAGGCTTTTCAGTGCATCTAAGTGACTTTTCTCTGAAGCTTTTGTCTTGAATGATATCTCTTAAGGTCTCTATTTCTTCTTCATCAACCCCCTGAAAAAGTTCAAAACTTTTGGTTTGTTCTGTAGAAGAAAGTAGAGCAGAGAACATATCGTTAAGATATACGCCTGTTAAGTTTTGATTTTGATAAAAAGTTTCTCCCTCCGTTGTTAGTAGCTCATCTTTTGTTTGGGCGTATCCATAACACAATCTAACTCCTATCTTAATGTCTTTAAACATATTATTAAGAGGGATCTTGCTAGGAGCGAGAGCCACTGGTGATGGGAAAGGGCTGGATCCTCCTTTCTTTTGTTCAATCAAATCATGAAGATTTTTTAAAAAATCAGAAAAGTTTTCATCGCTCATGAGCTGGTCTGTACCGGGGTAAAGTGCATCTAAAAGCTCTTCATTATAAAATTCATCGCCCGGAGACCATTGTTCTATTTTATAGTAATATTGATAAAAGAATCTACCATTAGTAAACTCTGTTATTCTAGATGGCGCACAGATGGATTGCGGAGATACGCCATTTTGAGAGGATGCTCGAACGTTATAAATTTGCAATAAGTTAGGATAAACAAGAGTTAACAATGGATTTATCTGCCCTATCTTTTTTGAGCCGTTTTGTCCTACTCCATTATCTTTAAGTTTTGTATTGTTCAATCTATGCTTAATGAAGTTAATTGGACCTTTGTAGTATTGTCTTATATAATATTTTGTTGCATCACTCCAGTTTTCTATTGGCACTTCTTTACTAATGGTTGGGTCATATATTTTTCCAACAGGTGTTTTTGAAGTCGAAGATGGATTATCAGGTGTAAACTCCGATTTCCTTGCTATCAACTCATATACAACGTCTTTATAAATTTTTGCCTGATTTGGTGAACATCTAGTAGGGTCATTGAGAAAAACCTTTATCTCTTGTACGATAACATCAACTAAAGAATAGTCATCCAAAAAGAATGATGATGGAATTTTTGATAATACAAACATTGATTTTGCAAAAAATTCTCCAGTAAAAGTTTGAACCATGGCAACCACAAGTCCTTCTAGCATTGCGTATTGGGGCATGCCCAACTCTTCACTATTTGGATCATAAAACTCTGAAAAATCATAGTTTTTCTTGATGATTTCCTTAACCATTCTAAAATCTACAATTCCAGTTGGGCTTGAAGTGCCCCCTTCATTTGGGATATCGACTGGTGTCAGGTCTACATTTTCCACCTCTCTTCTATCTATTCTTAAATCTCCGATTAAATCGACTAGTCCAATTCCAAAACTATTTTCTGTTTTCTCATTTGCAGCGTCAAGATCTAAGTTTACAAAAGGATTAGCATCAAATGTTTTTAATAACTCTCCTTCAGATATCTCTCGTGCAAACAATCTAAACATTCTATTAAAAATAGAAAGAAACAGTTTTTTTGACATAACCTCTCTTATACCTTGAGCGCCGTCACCTATTGTCATAGTTTTTTGAATTTCGGCGTCGGGGGTCGAAGACTCGGTTTCACCAAGGAGAAGGGCGGGATTGGGCATGAATGTTTGATTCATGATTCCTAAAGAATCACACACTACATTACCAAAATATTGCCCTTGTTCACAAATATTAACACTATTGAAAAGAGGATACTTTTCAAGCTTCTTTCTTTTCTCTTCAGTTATGCCTCCTGTTGACTGTGGACTAATAGTAAATGATCCAAATCTGTCATTTTTAACAAGAATATTATAGTTATCAGTGTATGTAAGATTTCCGTTTTTATTTTCTATTGGAGGTTTTAAAAACAAAGTTACAAGATTTTCGTCATTTACTTTTGCTTTTACAGCATTTTCTGTTGATATTAGAGATATGTATGACTCTATTGATCCTAATGTCAAATCGCCAACATCATTAGCTAATCTATTTGATAAATCAGGCAGAAAAGGTGCGATGGCAGCTGCAACAAATGCAGGGAATGATAGAACTTGCTTTAAGTCTGGATCTTCTACAACAAGACCTTTTTTCCCACTACCTCTTGTAAATGCTTTGCTATCTTGTGTTAGCTTTACCTCGATTGGCAACAACATTGATGTTACAGCCTGCTCCACTGCGTAGTCCATTGTAGGAGTATTTAATGAAGACATGGCTCCAAGATTGCCCTTTCCATCTCCGAAAAGCGGGGGCATCTGAGTTGATAAATCATTTTGCTTTCTTATTAAATCTGCTAATTGCTTATACTTGTCAACGTCAGCACCAGCAGCTCTTTGAGCAAACTTGTTTATACCATCTAGAGCACCGCACTTGTCAAGAAGTTGTTTTTTTGCATCGTCTACTAAGTCTTTGCATATTTCAGGGTCCTTAAATTTATTCGTTATGTCTTCCTCTATCTGATCTATAATCTCAACTGGTAACTGCTGTCCTGCACATGTGAAAAAATCCTCCAGCTGTGCTTTTGTCGTTAACTGATCTGATATTTTTGGATACTGCTTAGCAATATTGTCTATAGTCTCCATTACATCAATATTTGCACTTCCATCCATTAAATCCAAAACTTCGCCCGAACTTACACTTTTGGATACTTCCTCCAAAAACAAGAATATATCATTTGGATCAACACCGACCAATCCACAATACTGGAAGAATTCTGCTGTTGGTACGCCTGTTTGGTCGAACAAATTATTCAAATTTTGTCCACCATAATCTTTTACTATTTGCTGACCGGGAGGGCATTGAATATCAGGACAGGCTAATAACGCTTCAATCAAAGCCGCTATAAGCTCTAATAAAAGTTGAGCAATAACAAATTCTAACAAAGCCTTTAATGCGTCTATTAACTCTTGAAGAATATTGGTCGTAGGTAATCTTACGAACAAATCTGGAACTTCTAAACAAAACGAACAATATAAATCTGCTGCATCTACAGTGATTGGATCTGTGCTAATATTTCCTTCTGGTCCCTTAAGATCAAATATCTCATTTTTACCTTTACCCTGAAGTGCTGGACCGATAGAAGCGCCAGCTGATCCACCGGATGCAGATATCTCAAAGTTTGGTAATGTAACCTCATCAATTCCAGCTAAGTCTAAAAAACACCTACATATTGTATTGTAAAGGCTTGGTACATCCATCATTGATGTAAAATACTTGTGCAAATCATCAAGGTCAATTATTTTAAATTTTATGTCCTTTAAAGCCTCTGCGGAAGTTAAAAAATCTCCAACATAGTCATTGATCCTGTCCCTTTCTTTTGTAAGATTAAACATTAACTCTAGATCATTATAGGCATTCTGTTCTCCGTTCAGGTCAATGATAGTTTTAAAAAGCGCTGGTCCCTTTCCGGGGGGAGGCTTTGGGCAAGGAGGTAAGAATTTCCTTAAACTAAACTCAAATGCTCCTAAGTCAAATCTAGGATTTAGATCTAGCATGTGATCCAACTGTTGAGCTAAACCATCAATAATGTCTGAAAAAGGCGGCATTACAAAGTTTGGCGGGGCGCAGCGATTTGTTGGATAGTCAAACCCATCTCCAAATCCTCTAGGCTCAATAACTGGCTTTGGGGCTGGTAATATTTGTTCAACCAACTGCTGGTATGTTAAAGTAGGATCTTTTAACTTTCTATGATAATAGAAAAGAGCCATTGTATTTTTATCAGCAAATGGGCTTTGATTTTTAAAGTAATTAAGTCCAATATTTAATAGAACTTCTTTTGATCCCTCTTCTTTATACGAAATAAATTTTAATTTATAATCCACATCAAAGCCGATACTAATAACATGTGATCCTACTTTTGAGGGATCAAACCCATTAAGCAATATGAGTTTCTTAATAAACGTTTCTACCGTCTCTAATCTTTCTGCTTCTTTTAATATATTAAAATGCTTTATTCTAACATTTGCAGCAAAAATATCAATATACATTTTATTCAAACCAAATATAGCTTGTTCAATATGCTTGCTATAAAATGGTGCGTCTAGTGATATTATTTTAGTGGATTCGCCTTTTAGTTTGTTTAAAATATCTTCTGAATCTGGGAAACCATGCAAATATATACCGCCAAGGGCTATTTGCATTTTTAATTTTGATCCGGGTCTAGCATCAATATGGTAATCCACATACCTAGTAGCCAGATCAACTTGACTCAAAGTTTTAACGTCGGCTACTGTATATTGTTTATCATAAAAATCTAATAACTCTGATATTCCTTGCTTAATAGCCTCTTTCTTTTTTGCTTCAAGATCTGCTTCATCGATCAGACATTCATGATCTAAGGTAACTGTATGATAATACACACCCTCTTCTCTATGATAGTATGGCTCTTCTTGTTTCCACCAAGTCGGGATCAAAGCTCTTGCCATATCTGACATCGGTAATATTTCTGTTTCTGCTAGCTCATATCCCTTACTTTCAAACGCTTTGTTAAAAAAGTTTGGCACCTCAAATGTAAGAGATAAAGGAACACCTTGAGCATTTTTAATTTGTTCTTGTGGGAATTGCAAGTCTACTAGATTTTCAGGTTCGATAAATCCTATAGCCCCATCTCTTGCAGATCTTGGATCGACAATTTGTATTTTATTATAATCGCCTTTACCGTTAACCCATTGTTTTAATACTTTTACAGTAGTATAGTTGTCTACATATCCAATATTTTTTGCTCTTATACCGGGCGCTGATTTAATGGGGACAGTTGGGTGACCATCTGTTGAAAAAACCAAGCTTGTGATAGCTTTTTTATCTCCGGTGCTTTGAACCACACTTTCGATAGTCTCATAAGTGTCAACTGGAAGGATCTGTCCTGCGGTTGATTCTCCTGTTATTAAGAATGGAAATTGAGAAAAATCTACTTCTGGTCCAGTTTGCTTAGATAAAGCAACTTCATATGCTTCTGTTAAAGACTCACTATAAACTGCTCCATACGTAGCCAATAGTAACTGGTCAACATCAAATCCAAAAGCTTCATAGATATCAGAAGTGCCTCCGACAGTGAATATTTTATTTCTCACCATATCTGTTATGAGTTTGGTCTCATCGATTTTCATCTCAACCACATATCTAAGCTCTATAAGTGGTATACCACCAGCATTATAATATCCTGTGCCTTCGTTATATTCTTGATTAAAACCCTGCATCGAAAGACCAACCCAAGGTCGACCTGCGCTAATCCAGCCACTGGCATCTTTATAACTTGAAAACTTTCCGATGGTATTTGGAGACTCTGATAGCCGGAAAAAGCGAGCATTTTGTGTTCCTCCAAGAAATGGGTTTTCTGGATAACCCAAATTGTTCTCGATTCCATTATCGGTTGTGCCATAAACCCTGTCTTCAATAATATTTGTTACAATATTATTCTTTGCGTGATATCCATCGTACCCCGCAAGCCTTTGGAGTCCTCCATAAGATAAGCCATTAAAGATATATTCATCAGATATAGATGGGTATATTTGTATACTGTTAACCCAATCTGGAGTGCCTGAGTTTACTTGTGTTTGAACATTTGGGTTTTTTACAATCGCCTTTGCTTGTGCAACCGTTATCTCGCCATCATTTTCTGATGGATTAATAGTTGGTTTGTAGCCCATTTTTGAAAGGCGATCTTTATCGTAATCCCACACTGGAAAAAGTAGGTCACTTTTTGCTATTACGGGTGTGCTAGAAGAGTTTGCAACCTCACCCGCTTCATAGTCCCCTGATGTGCCAAGCAAGCTTACTCTTGTTGTAAATCTTTCAATAGCTGGAGTATGATTACCAATAATCTGATTTTCATCGCCAATCAGTGTGTTTTCAATAACAGAATAACAGCCAGTATTTTTCCCATGTGAGTTTTTTGCATCGTATGAGCCATATGGTATTTTTTTGTACAAAGCAATCAAAAAGGCATCTGATATGAACTTTACAACTTCATAGTTTGAATATCCATATTTCATAGCTTGATCTAAAAAAGCCTCAAAACTATTTTCAAAAGAAATAACATGGTTATTTTGCCCAATAGAATCACTATTAGTTTTATATCGAGGAGACTCAGATGCGCCATTAATCATCAGATCAATGAGTGAATTAATACCACCGGTAACAGAGGCATCGTATTGTCCAGCTCCGCTGGCTGCTTGGGTAGAGAACCCACTTAGTCCTCCATCTAAAAAACCAAAATCTTTAGTCAAACCAAGGCGAATGACAGAAAACATGAATCCCAAAGTTCTCATATCTTTTGGCAGAACTGTGATATCATTGCCAACTTTTCCAACAACACCGCCGAGGATCGATGGGTTTCCAGAAGGAGAGTAAGGAGACTTTCCTCCATAACCTCCAAGAACGTTTGTATATCCCAGATATTCAAAGTCCTCTGGCTGAGCACCTTGATTATTGATTTCACGATTATTAATCCCGGCAATATTAAATTGTTTTGGGGGAGAATCTGCATCAACCTGAAGTGGTTGCTTGTGGCTAGGACCGATACTAGTTTGGCTAGTACCCTTAATCTGTTGCCAAGACTTTTCAGGGCTAACATCAAGAATATAGTCTAAAACTTTTGGCACTATACTATCAAGAACAATTGTAGGGTGCGGAGGAATATACGAATTTCCGTTTTGAATACTAGTTAGCTGCTCAGGTGATGGAGGTAATAATAGATTATATGCCGTAACCAGATTATCGTTTTTGAACTCTGATGGTATGCTTTTACCTTCAACATATGAATAATACCACTTGGATTTACCATATGGTCCCATTAATCGGTTAAGCCCACCATTATTAAATCCCGATGGAAAGTTCGCATTATTATATCCTTCTACATACCCATACATTGGTGATGCGACACCATCGCCAACTATAGAGTCTAAAGATCCGGGATTAAATAATCTAGCATGTGTTTTGGGTACCGGCTGGTATTCGGAACTAAAAGCTGCATTTCTCCCCACTATCTCAGCGGCTACAATCGATTGTGCATCTGTTAAACCCCCGGCTACTTGCACAAAATTTAAAGGGTATTTTAGCTCGCCTCCGTTATCTCCATCTTTAAAATTTGGAAATAAAGCTATTGGGTCTGCCTTTGAAGGGTATTCCCCGGTTGGATAAAGTCCATTCTCAGTTGAAGTGGTTGGGATTCCCTGTATTCTGAAGTCATAACGAGGTGACAGATTTTTTCCGAGATCACTGGTATATGTATTCATATCAGTGTATGTTCCAATAGCATATTCATTTTTGGACGTATAAGAGTCTCCAAAGTCCTCTGTTCTTCCAAATGTTAATGGATAGTAGGTTGGCACAGCACCGTTACCACCTTGCGGCGGATATACCACTGATCTATTAGCTACTGGATATCCGAAATAATGATACGCCAAGGCTTGTTGAATAGCCTTGGGGATGATTGACATCGCAACAAACTCAGCTGTTTGATTTACATTCCAATTTCTATATAAGTTTTCAAAAGTGATTGTCTTTCTCGGGTCCTCTCCTACTCCAAAACCAGTCAATACCTGAAGCTTGGCAAAAGGAGAGTGCATCACATTCATGAGGGGCATGCGAATCGCTACAGTTGACTTTAAAAGAAGATCTTTGTTAGCACCCTGAGAGCTTTCGTAATACGAAAATGGACCGATATTTTCAGCTCCATTTACAGGCGCTGTATCCAAACTGGTGCCGCTGTTGATAGCACCTGCGGCGTTTTCATTGTATATTTTCATTACTATTGTGCACCCTACTTAGTTTGTATAATTATGATCGCTTAAAATCGATCTGGAACCCCATTTTTTTAAATATGATATATCTGCCATAATTCCATTAATCGTTGATATTATTTGCGAAGGAGCATCAATCGAAACTGTTTTAACATTTTTTATTCCACCAGCAATCAACACTTCAGGGGATGGAAATGCAATCCCCGTAGTTGTTGGATGTGTATGTGCCTGTAGTATAGCATCAAAAGTCACTTGACTTAAAGTCATTGAATGAACTATTTGCGCTAATCCCTGTATATCTTTTATAATCAATGACAAAACCTCTAACAAATTATCGCCCTTTACCAACGGTTGCATATCTTCATCTTTATCTCCAGCTATAAGCTGAATGCCCATAGTAGCGTTTATTTTTCCACCACGAGAGTTCTTATCATCTGTTTTTGTAACTAACTTTATTGTTTCTCTACCAACAATTCTAACATTATCAGCTTTGATTCCAATGCCAGATCGGTTAGGGGGGTTTCCGTGAACACCCGGAACAATACCAAAGTTTCTATCTATATCTGTCTTTTGGCTAATATATATTCTTGCAGCATCTGATACAAAATCATTATTAATATATAAAGGATTTCCCTTATCATCTGTTCTTTTTGCCTCTGATCCACCACGACCAACGCATATATCTATGGAAGATGCATGACTCGATCCGCCACCACCATGTCCAGAAAAAACTCCTGTAGGTCTATCTCTACCCAAGACAATCCAACTGTTGTTCTCTCCCTTTATAACAGTTTCACACTCTGCTTGAATAAACTCTGGTATTGCTTCAACTTTTTTTGTTCCACCAAAACCCTCATATTTTGAGCGCTCTTCTGGCGTCATTTTATCTAGTTGTTCTCTAACTCTACTTGGTATATGCTCAATATCACTTCTTTTCTTGCTTTGGGTTGACATGATAACTCCTTTTTACGGTTAGAAAAGCGGTCCCAATAGAGGAATTTCTTCAGTATATGTTTGTTCAGCAACTGTTACAGTTCCATCTTGCACAGATGATATTTCTGCTGGTGTTGTCGCTTGGGGTTGGACCTCTGGATTTGCAGATGCGACCGCTGGACCAGTTGATCCGGGGTTGGGTGCTTGTTTAAATTTGCCTCTTTCACTAGGACCATATTTGTTGGTTAAGCCAATCTCTGACCAGTTGAAACCTTTTACTGGATCAGCGTGATTACCTTGGTAAATCGCTCCATGAGCAACTATATGTTCTTCATCATAAGGTATATTTCGCCTTCTTGTTATGTCTTGCAGTAAATGCTTAAGTGCTTTCATTTGTTGCTTAGAGTATGGTCTTCTGTAGTTTCTAGAATCACAATCATATGGTGTTCCACCTTTATCCTTAAACTTATGTTTAGAGCCCTTCTCACGACATCTTTGCAAATCAATACCTATCGACCTACCATTTACTTTTGGAACAGGACCGCCGCCAGCATGCCATGCGACTTTTGCTTCTTCCTCCAACTGATACACTGTTCCATCAAGTTCTACAAAATAATGAGATGAGGCTCTTTTTTTCATCCACATATTAACAACATTTTTTGTTGTTCGACCTGCCATCATTCCACCATCATGAAGTATTATCATCTCTATTTTTAGTTTTCTCTTGCCCGTGTTTCCAACCGAGGACAATGCTCCCAAAAACTCATCATCTGCCCTTGGGTAGTCTACTCGTCCAGTGGGTTGATAATCTTTAGGTAACCCAAGGTAGTTCTGGTTAACTCCAGCGTTTGTCGCTACTGGTCCACACACAGTTATAGTTTGCTTTTTTGCTGGGGTTTTTGGTTTGGCAGTGTATGCTACTTGAAACGCACTAGAAAGAAAACCGGAAGGTGGCTGTTTACTATCTTTAATTGGTTGTGGGGCTGGTGGGGTTACAGCGGGAACTTGCTTGCAGACCTGTTTAAAAGATTTTCGACCTGATGTAGTGGAGTTAGAGTTAACTGTAACATCACTAGAAACTCTTCCCATATATATTGGTCCCTCTAAAGTGTTTGTATTTTGGAAATCAACCCACACAAGATCTCCGGGCTGCGGAACATCAGCCGAGATTTGAATATCTTTAGCCAAGAAAACAGGATACATATTTATTATTGCATGCTCCGGGGATTCTTCTGTTACACTTGGTAGTTCATTGGGAACAGGTAACGATGCATGTATTTCTGGTATCCTGACACGTATTTGCGATAGCCTTGGGGCTTCCCCCTGATCTTGACCCCTAAAAGTTGAGTTAACCACATTAGCCCAAACAGATGGATCTACTGCGCCATCACTTAAATATCCATCAAATCTTAAGCATATTCCTACAAATGGACCTGCGCCTAATGTAGCGTTTGCCGCAAAGGACCTATTCGCAGTCTCAATCAGGGCGTCCATTGTTTTTACATTGGATGTAGAAAAGTTATTTCCTACTAATGTGTCTCTTACAGGATTCAGAACACCATATGCAGTATTTAAAATATCTTTAACATCAGCCATTACCTGTTTCCTTTATTAGGTCAAACAGTTCGCTTTTGTCTTCATCACTTAATCCTTGCTCAGTAACATCTTTTTTCTGTATTAACGCACTAACCTTGACAAGTTGCTCATTTGACCTTTGTAAAGTTTCAACATATTTTGCAGCGATAGTTCCAACAGACTCTTTCCTATCCTCATCCTTTTTCATATATTCCATGAGTTCCATCAACAGAGTTGTTGTAATTGCACGATCACTTCTAATGTTTTTAATTGTTTCTTCAATATATGATTCTAAATTTTTCATAACAACCATAAGTAGTTGAGCGTTAAAAAAGTATTACAAATCGCCTTTGTCCCACTTCTTTTTAAATACCCTATACTTCACTCTCATTTTATTTAGATTGTTTACAACTTGCTTGGTGTTTAAACCAGTTATCTCTCTAATATAAAAATATATTGCCTTTTTATTAAAGATATCTATGCGATCTGGGTTTGAGAAAATAAGCCTTACTGCCTCATAAACCTTTTCCTCATTCGGTTTCATATTAGTTGTTTCCCAAGAATTAACCTCTTCCCAAAAACCCATCCAAAATTCTTTTTCTATTCTCTTTGATTCATACTCATTAACAACAGTAAACTGCCTGATTTCCACATTTTTAGGGATTTGATCAAGCTGTACTTCTCTTTTATTTTCTTGAGTGGTCTTTTTTACTTTGTGTATAAACCAGTTCTTTGTAATAACACTAAAGTATGAAAATGCTTTTGATCCCTTATTGGGATCGTATTTATCTAAAATAGTAGTGAGCCATATTTTACATTCGTCTTTCAATACTTCTATATTTGGAAGATTTGTGAACTTATATGTATAAATGATTTTATCAACCATTTCACTGAAGGCAGGTTCTATCCAGTCAATATATAACTCAGTTCTTATTTTTATGTCATTGGTTTGAGCATATTTAACTATGGCTTCTTCATGATCCTTCGTAAAATACAGATTTTTCTTTTTTGCTTTTTTTGGCATTATTCTGACTCTTCGTTTTGTAAATTTTCATTTGTCAAAGTATAAATGTCTTCAAATTCTCTTATGTCTTCAACTACTTGCTTTGAGTGTCGAATCAAGCCGCCCAGAGTTTCATCTCCGTAATATGTCTCCAAGTCATGTAAACTACTTAAATGATTAGAAAATTGTTCTGCCGACACTAACAGAGACCCGATGCTGTCAGAGACAAAGAGTAGCTTTTGCAACATTTTTCTAATATACCAAATCAATAGAGCGTTTATGCCCACAGAAAGAAATAAACAAAAAATAAGTAAACTCAATCTTGGTAATCCTTTGACATTTTTTCTTTGTCTTCACGAATTTGACGCTTTGCGTCTTCAATGTGCTCTCTAACGACCTTACCAGCGGTTTTATTCTTCAAATAAATTGGAACTTCTGGTATTTTATTAAGTGTGTTTTTTACTCCACAGATGGGGCAATCAGTTCTCTCCTCACTCATTGAGTGAAAAACTTCCATCACCTCTGAACACTCACAGCATTCATATACATAGCTGGGCATCACTCACCATTTTCTGACGTAACACTGTTATCAAATTTAACAATGGGTGGGTTCTTAACATAAAGTTCAGGCTCTTCTTCCTCTCCATCTGAGGCTGGCACAAACTCCATTTTTTGCAAAGTTTCTGTAATGTCACTCTGCTCTAATAGGCTTTTTTGCAAAGCCATCATTAATGATCCCATAGCTTGTTTAGAAAGTTTCATAATATTATTTTCTCCTACCATTTAAAGTTATCAATATAGAATTTTACCACTTTTTCTATCTCTTCGTTAAATATTTTTTGCGGTGCCCATCCCAATGAGCGCAACTTATCATCGTTCAAAGCATACCTAACATCTTGTCCTTTTCTTTTATAGCCCAAATCTACATAATCTTCCCACTTTACATCTGGACCGTGGAAAACCTCGATTACTTTTTTCACTGTTTCTCTGTTTTCTTGCTCAAAGCCTCCAGCGACGTTATAAGTTTCATTAGTTTTCCCACTATTTATAATACTTATAACCGCACTTGCAGTATCTTCAGCGTGTAACCAGTTACGTGTAGGCAAACCCTCATCATGAAGTCTAATCTTTTTACCCCGCTGTAAAAGCTTAACTGAAAGGGGGATAAGTTTTTCTGGATATTGATAAGATCCATAGTTGTTTGTTGGGCGTAAAATAATATATTCTAACCCATATGTCCTAGACCATGCTTTGACAAGCATATCTGCTGCTGCCTTAGATGCAGAGTATGGATTGCTTGGATTTAAATGATCTGTTTCAAAGTGTTCTCCATTGACAATATCGCCGTATACTTCATCTGTGCTAAAATGAAAAAATATTGGTCTGTTATCAACGTTATTTGGTTTTTGCCTAATCAGCTCCAACAAATTGTAGACACCATCTATGTTTGATTTTAGAAAATGCTCGCTGTCTATAATGCTGTTACCCACATGAGTTTCAGCAGCGATATTAATAACATAGTCACAATCTGGCAAAAACTTAAGATCTGCAATATCTGAGTTTATAAAAGTAAACCTGTCTTTGTAATGCGTTTTAAATGTCCTTATAAGTTCTGGATTTGATGCATACGTTTGACTGTCCACTCCATACACTCTCCATCCCATTCCTAGACACTTGTTTGTGACATGCGAGCCAATAAACCCCAAACACCCTGTGATTACAACCAGTTTCATTAAATATATTCCTCCAAGACGCCAATATAATCACTGCAAATACCAGCGATATTTTTTCCTACTCTCCAGTTATCTCTTTCAGGCATAACACATATGGACTTTTCAGTAAGATGCTTACCGGGATATGTCCATATATATCCATCACTAGTCAGCGTTGCATCATCGGTGCCATGATAAAAGCACCTAACATCATTATACAGTAAAATGTTTAGTGCGTCAATATTTTTACAATGACACCAAAATTTTTTATTTTGCAGAAAATCAATACTTATTTTATATTCAGCTATATCATGTCCCAAAAATAAATCTTTTTCATATGACCAAATATCGATTTCGACATCATACCCCTCTTGCAAAGCTTCCTTGATGTATTCCGGACTGTTTTCATATTTTTTATTTGGACCATCAAGATTTCCCCTATGAGCTATTTTGATCATTTTTTTGGTTTCTCACAACGGATGTAAATCCACTTTGGGTGCTGATTATCTGAAAATGATTGTCTTACATTGGTTGTTACGTTAACAAACCCTATCTGATGCAAATCTTCAATCACATCGTTTTCATCACTAATTCTTACATCCCAGCCTGAGTTTGTACATGTCGCCTCATACATATTATCATGATATGATGCTGGTTTCGTCCCTGCTTTAGGAACAGGTCCATAAGTCATTTGAAAAGAAAAAACAGCTCCGGGTTTCATAACTCTTAATATTTCTTTTAAAATATTCTGTCTAATATCATAAACAGGTATATGTTGCAGAGTTATTGTTGACATTACAAAGTCATATTCATCTTTGTTCAGGTCTTTCAAATCAGTTCCACTATTGACGTACCAATCGCTATTTTGTTCTTTATATTCTTTGCTGCAATATTCTATGTTGCCCTCAGAAATATCAACTCCGTCGACCCGAGACCATTCAGCTAGGGAAAGCATATTTGTTACATTTCTACCTTTACCGCAGCCAAAATCAAGTGCTACTTTACCATTCCAACCATCGTTATTTTTAATATCATTCAATAGGATATTCCAATAATCATTGTTTGAATTATGCTCTTGGTGATTACTAGTGCCACCCCTGTATTGATCTTTTTGCATTTTTGTGTATTTGTTATTAGAATCCACTTTTTCTATTCTCCAAGTAGTGCTTTAAATCTTCAGGTGTCCCAAGTCCCCACATTTTGTGTACGTAAAATGGGATAAGTGACTTTCCATCTTTTATAAGTTCATTGTACACTGGAGCTATGTAAAACTCATTGTTTACACGAATATCTTTTTCGATCATTTGCTTAGCATATTTTACGAAATCAGATCCTTTTCTATACCAATAAATCCCGCAGGTGGCAATATCTGATATTGGTTTTTTCTCAGCAACCTCAGTAATAAATCCACGGGCATTTGTCTTTACAAAAGACCACTTAGGGTGAACTGCGTTAAATGTAAAGACAATGGCATCAGAAGTGGTCATGTTTTTTAAAGACAAAAAGTTTTGAGGATGATATTCAATAAACTGATCTGAGTTTGCTATTAACAAATCCTCATCGTCATCGATTAAACTTTCTGCAAGCAGTGCCGTGCAAGCTGCCCCTTCTGTTAGTCCATCTACAACCACATAACTAAAATGATCATTTGTAATTCTATCAAGTGTGTGCAACAATCCTTCGTATTTTTCTATATGTTGTTTTCTCACCAAAAAAATATATTCACAATCAAAATCCAAATTTTCAACAACTGTTTGAATCATTGGTTTTCCGTTTACATCAATAAGGGGTTTTGGAAATGTATAACCTTCCTTGGCAAACCTACTTCCCTCACCCGCCATTGGTATTAAAACTTTCATTAATAAATCTCCTTACATTTTCTATGTTTACTTCTGTTGCATTATTGACTTGCATAACTTTACATCCAGATGCTCTCGCTGCCTGAATACCTTTTGGCGAATCCTCTACTATCATCGCATCGTCTGGATTTATTCCTAGATCTTTCAAGATTTTCAAATATCCTTCAGGATCTGGCTTTGATTTAATAACATCTTGATTGCTAACAAACATATCTAAAGATGAAAAAACACCAGCTTTTTCAAGCATTAAACACGCTGTTTTTCTAATACTATTTGTAAAACATGCTACTTTTACATTATTTTCTTTCAGCCATTTAATAAGTTCTACCTTTGTTTCATCATATTGACACTTACTATGAATAATATCTAATGTTTTCTGCTGTTTTAGTTCTCCAATATCTTTATGGTATTCCTCCAGTAAAACACCCATGTCTGTTAGTTTTTTTAATTTTACTTTTGTTGGTAGACCATTAAATGTTGAATAATGTTCTTCCTCTGTAATAACATAATCTGTATATTGACCCAGAGCTTTGTTAAATGCCTCTTTGTGCCAGTCACATGCATCAATCAGTACCCCATCCATGTCGAACATTACAAGTTTTAAACTCATGCTGTACCTCTTAAGTTGATGTCTATTCCATGCTCTTCAACTACATTTCTTAGAGAGTCTCCATAGTCACTAGTGTACCATTTACCTTTAACTATTGCTGTTGCAAAATATGGGTATATACTACTGTCCCAATGAAACATTCCTCGTTTATTGTCGCATTCTTGCCAAGTCATGCCAGTTTTTATGCCTAAGTACTCACATATCATAGATGAGTTTGATTCGAACTCCCATATATTATTGCCATATGTTTTGCTATATATGCTCATTAGTTTTTCTTTATTGCAAACACTTGGCTGAATAGCGAATCTTAGATTTTGTGGATTCTCATACACATCTGGATGGTTTGTATTGTTAATTAAAGGATGATTTTCATCATAGCTAGCTCTAGCTAGTTTTACGATATCTATCTCTCCCTCTTTTACAAGATGAACTATTTGATTTATTTTTTCTTTATTTGGAGCGTCATATAAAAACATATCCTCGTGATGAAAAAGCACAATCTCTTCTTCAACTTGTGCTAAACAATGGAGCATTCTTTTTTGATATGACAAAGAATCATCGTATTTAATAACAATCCAATCATTATCTAAGTCTTGAGTAGATTGATCTGTAAATAAATATTTTTTATAACCTTTCATATACTTGTCTGTCTGTGCAAAAAGAGGTGCCCACACATCAGAGTAATCAGAATGAGAATAAAATACTAAAGGAATCATTACACCCACCTTGTCTTTTCATAAAGTCCTACTTTTTTGCAGAACCACTTGTGATAAAGGTGACTATCAGTGACTCGCCACCTTGGATATTTCATTAAATTTTTGCTTCTTTCATTTTGAGGCTTTTCTAATTCGTTGGTAAACTGCTCTGGTGCATTAAAGTCCCACACATTATATCTAACACTATCAAACCATCCACTTGTTAAGCACTTTTCATACTCCGAGTTAGGCTTAAAATCCTGTAAAGCATTTTCATATATTGTAGAATATTTTTTCATAACTTCCCCAGAGCCATAAAACCACATGTCTCCGTATCCAGCATTCATTTGATCCCAATATGTAGTGTACAAATAACTTGGATCCGATTTAGGATCAAATCTAAGCTGATTCACTTCAGAACCACCTCTCTGGCTTATGTCAAATCTAGTTGTTATTACCCAATCATATACAAAATTATTATCATTTTCATACTTTTCTCTTAATTGTAAGGCTTTTTTTCTTGAGTAATAGAAGCTTAGTATTCTGGATGCGATTGCATTGTTATACATTGTTTGTTGTCTTGGGAACCCTTCATCAATGTACTGCTGACTTATTCCATTATCTGTACATATTTTATCAAAATCTACTTGTTGCTCAAATAGAGACATTTTTGGAGAATAGAAATCTTCAACTATACTTTCATACTCTGGTTGCCAGCAGTGCACAAATACATCTACACTATCAGACTTAGAATAAACTGTCTCTTTTAAGTGTTGTAATCCCCCAACAACGGTTGAATGATCTCCAGTGCTTACAGTTCCAAAATATCCGTGAAGACATAGAGCGATTCTCATCTTACCTCCACATCTTTAAACAGATTAAATTCAGTTAAGTCTCTGTAAGGGGGGTTTTCTGGTATGTCTGGTACATTCTCAGGGTAATTTTGCATCAACATAAGCCCCCGAACTGCTTGCTCTGGAGTCATATACATATTCCAACCCTCTTCATCAATCATATCCTCGTGATATAGCATACCATCAGTTCTTCCTTCATAGCGACGGGCTTTTAACCACTTCATAGCATCTAAGTTATCAAGCAGAATCATACCTCCCTTTCCAATCTTAAGGTGTTTTTTTATGTGAAATGAAAGGCACATCATTGTTCCGGGGATGTACATATTGGAAGTTAATCTTTTTGCTGCATCGTATATTGGAAATGGTTTTAGTTGATAAATACCTTCCCATTGAATGTCTTCAAAAACTAACTTTCCACCTGCTTGCATGACAGATTGTGGTGGAGAAAGGTATGTTCTCTTTGGCAAAATTACTTCTTTGCCTTCTACTTTGTGCCACTTACAGGCGAGAAAAAGAGCATTGGTGCAACTATTAACTGATACTGCATAAGGTGCGCCGGTGTAGTGTGCAATTTCTTCTTCAAACATTTTTACTACTTTGTATGGACTATGTAGCATCACTCTGTCTCCAAAATATAATATTTCTTTTTAAATCCACAAGCCTCAAATAACTTTATGCTAGCTTCATTTTCAAGCTTTACTTTTGCAAATGCTTTAGGCTCTTGTTTGATAATATTTTTTATCATATATTTGCCTAACCCCCTTCCTTGAAAGTCTGGGTGTGTTGCAACTCTAATGTCATTGTCAATCACTCCAGCGTATCCAGCAAAAGCATTATCAACCAAAGCAACGTAAAAACAATCAGAATATTTTTTCATAAATTGGTTGTGTTCTTCCTCGGATATGTGCTCTTGATTAATAAAACCTGTTTTTACTTGTGGATGATTTCTTAAGTCTCTTATGTTGTCCCAGTATTTTTTTTGATTTTTTACAATATGAACATCATTAGACCACACACATTTTTTTCCTATATCTGCGGATTTGTAGTTAGACCAGAAGTGCCCCTTTAAATAATCCCTCTCATATCCCAAATCAAAATATGGATGTAACGTAGTGCCAATATCTAAGTACGTGTTTTGATCATATTCTTTAAAAAGCTCATGTATCAATATCTCACTCAAACTGCTCGCTGAAAAAAGAAAGACGTGATCTTTTATGTTATTTTGTTTTATCCAATCTTTAATTTCATCTGCTAAATGATGATCATTTACGATGCAGTTTTCTCCAACCCTAAAGTCCTTTACAACATCAAAGCAAAGTTCTTTTTTTGCTTTTTCTAAGTCTGCATTTTTACTACATACCATTACAACTTTTCTTTCTGCTATAATGGGAACCAGTCTCGTAAGAAATGCTTCATAATTCCCATTAACAAATAAATTTGCCCATGTTAGATATTCATTTGTTCGCCCAACTTGTCTCTTCATCCAAGCATGTGCTTGATGACCTCCGATACAACAGGGGCAAGCTATACCAGTATAATAATTGTCTTTAGAAAACAAAAAGGATTTTATAAGCTTGTCTCTTACAAAAGCATGCTTTTCTGGATCGAAATGCTTATGGTCTTCTTTACTGTATCCAAAGTTATGTGTAAAGTCCCCCTCTATAACATAATCATCAGCTATAACTAATTTCATATTTTTTAGAATATCAGCCTCACCGTCAGAAAATCTTACAAATGCAAAGTTTTCTTTTGCAGCAAGCTTTTCAGCAAACATTTCTAAATCTTTAGTAAAGTCTTTACCTAACATAACACGTATCTCTAAATGAAAGCATCTGTCTCCATTGTTTCATATTATGAACACTAAAACAAGATGTAATATTCATAGTATCAGCTCCCCAAGGATTTTTAAAAAACCCATTCAAATCGTAAGATGTTACAGAAGCTATAGGAACTTTGCTCAAGTCATCTGTATGTGTAAAACTTATTTTGCTATCTGCAAAACTAAACTCACAGTATTTATCGATATCCTGAACACATAGGGTAAATTTGGTGTCTGGGACATTTAATCCAAAATAATTTTTTAACTTTGATATTTCCCTATACATTGAAGAGAAAGACTCTTCCAAGTCATCTTTAGTAAACATTGTAGTTTTCTTTGGATTTTTGTTCTTAGCTTCATTAAATATGTTTGACCACTTTTTGCAGTTAGATAATGACTTTTTACGATCCATTTCAAATGGAATATTTTCAAGATAAAATGGTGCAAACATATTTATATTTTTATTGTTCTCTATAACCTCTTGAATGTTTACAATATGATCGTTTAAAAAATGATTTTCAGGTCTACAAAAAGTTATAAAACTAGCAAATGGAATCGTTATTTTTGGGTTTAGTATTCTATGCGTATCTAATAAGTCAGAAATATGAGATTCCATAGCCAAATTAAGAGACTTTTTATCATCCTTATTTCCATAAAATCCTGCTAATGAGAATTGGTTAAACAACAAATCAATATCTCTTCCCATCATGTTTTCAAAAATACCTGTCTTCATTCTATGAAGTTCCTCTGTATTAAATTCACAATCATTTTTATTGAGAATTAGTTTTCCGTCAATGTCAAACAACATTGCAGAATCATGATTATTTTTGAAAAAAGAAAATGTGAAATGGTCTATATCGTTGGTATAAAACTGATATGGTTCGAATTGATAATATTTAAACCCTAGATTACTCATATTTTCATGAATATTGTCATTATCTCTCTTTGGCATTAAGACTTCTATTCTTTGGTTACATTTTTCTCTTATTTGCTTTAGAGTAGACCAGCTCAAATGATCTGGGTGTTCATGAGAAATAAATATATACTTTAGGTTTGATAAATCCAAATCGTCTATATTGGTTTCGTTTAACAACTCCCAAGAATCATTAAAAACTTTTCCACTAAACCATGGATCAACTAGAATAGAATAATCTTTTTTTATGATTTGAAAACATGCGTGATTTATAAACTTAACTTCAAAACTCATCCTTCAAGACCTCATACACTTTTTGGGCAGCATATCCGTCTCCATAGGGGCAGTCTCCGATAGGAATGTGATCCTCATTGACTTGATTGAAAAGACCTTCCAAATCCTCTGGTTCAAGACACATAAAAGCAAAAGTGTTGACACCTTCAAGTCTTTCGGTTTTCTTTCGGCATACAATACATTTCTTTTTTAGAAAAGAAGTTTCTTCTTGTAATCCGCCAGAATCAGTGATAACCAGTCTTGTTTGAGCCAACAACTTTATAAACTTATTATACTCCATTGGCTCAATAATTTTAAGGTTTTTTAGCAAGTGTTTGTGCTTTTGGACATTAGGATTTGGGTGCAGGGGTATAATAAAATCTAAGTCTTTATTGCCTTCTGCAATCTTATCGATGGTCTTGAACCATTGATCCATGTTGTGATGATTCTCTCTTCGATGCATTGTTACAATAACTTTGTTTGTGTATTCTGTCTCAATATCTCGTAGGTTATCCAGCACAGTATTGCCTACAACCTCTACTCTACCTTGAGTATTCTCATTAGATAAAAATACTTTGCTAAGATCTGTTGGACAAAGATGAACATCAGCAATTCTAGATATTGCCTGACGGTTGAACTCCTCTGGATATGGTTGATTTTTATCGTATGTCCTTAAACCTGCTTCCAAATGGATTACTTTGATCCTTCTGTGGAAAGCAGCAAGAGCAATAGAGAAAGCAGAAGTCGTGTCTCCCTGCACCAAAACAGACGTTACACCTTCAAAAATCTCTTCTAAGTTCATAACGGAACTCACGATAGAGTCAAGTCGGTTTGGACCGTCTTTGATTTCTAACTTTACTAAATCTATGTCGTCCCCTACTTTTGAGAGTAGGTCTGTGTGCTGACCTGTGAAAAGCAAACGATAAGGAATATTGCCGTCCATTTGATCTAGCAATGGCTTAATTTTAATCCACTCTGGTCTAGTTCCAAAACTTAATAAAATCATACTTTTATGCCTCGCACAGTTTCCCAGCCGCCTTTGATCGCTGTTTGAACGCAGACATCCCTTTCACTAAAAAACTGCTGATGTGATACAGCACTGTTAGTTGATGTTGCTTTTGTATCAATGCCCAATTCATTGCCCAAGATAGATCCGTGAAGACTTGTATCCTCTGGTGGGTGTGGGGGACAGTAGGTTTGTATATTGCCGTATTTCTGTGCAAGGTAAGAAAACTGGATGTCTTCTCCATTGTCCCAAGTAGTTGGCTTTTCTCTCCACAAGTGTGATAACCACTCTCGCTTAAAGAACCAAGCGTGTCCTACTAGATCTACCCTTGTTGTTTCACTATTTTGTGTGGGCCACCCGCATCGGTCGTGTTGAACATAGAACTTGTCGTTCAATGTGACACCAGCAGATCCAAGAATGCCTTCGCTAGTTTTCATTGTTTCCAAACAGTTCTCAAACCAACGATCTCCCGGTATAGTGTCATCGTCAAAGATGGCTACATATTCAGTGTCAGCCAGCAAAGCAGCGGCAAACCTTCCATAAAACTTCCAGTTGTGATCATTGTGAAATACTCTATCAAGGTCCAGTTCTTTAAAGTTAAATCCAATGTTATCCTCGTGTTCATTTACCCACAGCCAAACCTGCGCTGGTCTGGTTGTTTGTTTTCTAATCGCATCAATCTGCATTCTAAGATTGTATGGACGACGGTATGCATTTAAAATAACTGTAATAGGGGCAGTTGTAAACTCTTTTCTTTTCTCGCTTTCTAATACCTCGACAACTTTGTCAATAACCTCAGTTTTTTGGGACCTTACAAAGTCAAGAAGCTCTTGTCCTTTATACTTTGGGAACCAATCCTCGCTTGCACATCCAAGGTTGTTATTAGTTTTAAGTTTACAGTTTACAATACGGGCTTCAACAGCTAAACGACAAAAGGTTTCGAGGACTTGGGAAAAGAAGACCAGCCCGTCGTGTTGAGAAAGTTGGTTAATGAAGTTATCATAGTCTAAAGAAACAATAAGATTGTAATCAATATTGTGTTTTTCGCAGAAACTTTTCGCTTGATAGGTCCCTTTTATTTCATTGGAGCTGCTTAAAACAGCCATCTTGCCATTTTTCTTTGTATCTACATATTTTTGCAAAACATGTAGTTCTTCATCAGACCAAAGAGAACAACCAAGATTAATTACATTTGCTTCTCTAATGTTTTTGCTGATTACTTCTGCGTGTAGTTTAGATTGAGCAAAGACTGCCTTGGCATTTCTGTAGAACTCCAAGTTGGTCAAGTTAGTTGCTGGAACCCTATAGTCTTTGTAAGGTGAAGGATCTCGACCAACAATGTATTTGTGATCATGTTCATAGATTACATAATCACAAGTTTGTAGCAGACGCAAGCATGCAGGACTGAGCATAACAAAGTTGGATACAATAAAGGTTTTTTCTGCATTGTCTTTGATTAGCTTTTCTGTTACTTGCTTAGATTTTATGCGAGTTACTTTGTATCCTCGTTCAACAAGGGAGTTGACAACAACCTGATCTACAAGTTCACCGCCACCCTTTATCTCATCAGCATAAAAATCTGCTATGTGGATTATTCTTTTCATTATTCAAAACTTATAACAGGCTCTTCTTCTTTTTGAGTTTCTACAGGAATGACAGCGTTTGCAAAAGCTTCATATTGTTTGTCTTCATCAAATTCTTTTTTAATCCAAGTTTTAAGTTTTTTAGCCATTTCTTCATATTTGCTATAGTCTTCATAAACGTTACTAACAACTTTTTTGAAACTACTTTCATCAGCATAGCACCACATTGAGTCTGCCTGTAGCACCCCATCCCACACAGCCTCTTGTTGAATAGGACCAAGTGTATACTCCACCTCTGCAAACATCGGCTTTAAAACTGTTTGTGTTTTCTTTTTCGATCCTTTTTTTCTTTGCTTTTGGGGCATATTTAAAAAATCACATTGTCCACTCCAGTTAGTAGTAATAACTGGAAGTCCACAATAAGCCGATTCGAAAAGAGGAAGACCGTAGCCCTCACCGTGGCTCAAAGAAATAAAAGCTTTGATTTTTGGATGCGAATACAATCCAATCATCTCAGGGTCAGACATATCCCCATGCAAAACGTATAACTTACATTGAACACCATCAGCAGCGAACTGAGAGACAAGGTTCTCAAACTGCATCTTGTCCATCGTTGAATTGTTTCTAAAAAAACCTTTTATTACAAGACCAACATTTGGGTTATCTTTGAAGTTTTCTACAAACCACTTAATTGTATTGCTAGCATTTTTTCTTGGACCCCATTGTGATACCATCAAAAAATTAAAATCTGTTTCCAAATCCAGCTTCAAAGACTTTTTCTTTGTTTTTTTTGCAGGATAATTTACAACAGTAATAGGAATATTTGATTTCCTAACACTAGCTTCTCCAACCTTTTCATTATTAGCACGGTTATACACTGGATAGCTAGTATTTTCTAGTGTATTCTTTGAGTGCGAAGAGGTCACGACAATCCTATCCATGGCGATACTTTTCTCAACCCATTGGGGAGATACTTTTGTTGTCTCAATTCCAGCGGTGTATCCAACATTTACAGGAGCTATTTTTTCCCACTCATTAGGTATAGTAACTTGTAAAGAAACATCAAACTTACCATCGCCCTGCATATGATGGAATGTTTTGCCTATTAAATAATCGACATAGTTTTTTTCTTCATCATATTGAGAAACCCATCCAGTTTGTCCCCAGTTGGTATTAATCAAATATAGATCGATCTTATCTTCTTGTCTTCTTAAAGAACGCAGTGCAAATCTTGCCTGTTCTCCATAACCAGATCTGCTCAACACTGGTCCTCTAATAACAACCTTTTTTTTCATTACGTTTCCTCTTTTTAATTAATCTTTTTGAACGTCCATGGACTATACTGCTTTCTGGTTTCCCAAGAACCTCGCTCCTCATGTACTCTATCCAGCAAATCTACCCATTTTTGTTGATATTTTTCGTAAGAATAGTTTGTGAGAACATGCTCTCTACCAGCTTTGCCAAGCGCTTCTCTTTCTTCTTTACTCATATTATACATTTCTCTCATGGCACTCATAAAATCTTCTTTACTAACCCTGTCCTCATAGATGTATGGCACCTGTTGGGATCCGATTATTGCTTTTGAGCAGGGCTGGATGCCAATACCAAACCAATTTTCTCCATCTGTGACTTGTTCTTGTAGTCCTCCGGTCATATTGACTACGATAGGAGTTCCACAAGACAGAGATTCTAGAGTAGCCAAGCCGAAGCCCTCTGCATCGGATATATTGATCGTGCAATCTGCAAGATTATACATCATCCCTAGTTGCTCAGGAGAAACTTTATTTGTTGATAGTCTAATTTGTCCATCCACGGCACCAAAATGTTGCATCAAGTGTTCTAGTGGCTGACCATATGGATCATTTGGATCAGTATGCATTAGCAAAACTACCTTATCTTTACCGACTTCATTAGCAAAATCATTAAACCACTTTAATAAACTGCCACTTAGCTTTCTTCTTGCATTCCTATTATTCCAAAAGAATACAAATTTACCATCTAAATTTTGTTTTGTTTTTATTTCATCAATAGTATCTTGGTCGACCGGCTTAAAAAACTGTGGATCTACTGCATGGGGTAAATAAATATTTTCAACCTTGTCTGTAACTTCTGAAACTACCTCATGTGTAACTTTAGATATGGAAGCTATAACGTCAGTCGACTCATACCACCCTTTATTAAAAACAGGCGCTGGATGATTATCCCATACATGATAATACACCATTGGAACTTTGTCTCTAATCTCATTGTCCATTAACCAAAGCCATTCATAAAATCTAGGGTCCGTCATAAACCACAAGATATCGGGCTTTTGAGTGGACAATATGGACCTGATTTGTTCTTGGGTGCCGTATCCATCGACTGGAAATATTGTCCAATCTCCATTTGATCCCTCAACTGTGATAGGATCATAAGTTGGATGCTTAACTGCTCCTCCTAGAGATATAACCTGATATCTGCCTGTTTTTAGCAATGCATCAATCATGTTTTTTGTTTGATTTGCTACTCCGGATGGAGACAACGGGTGGTCGCTAAGTGTCAAAACTTTAATTTTTTTATCTGTCATTTGCAATGTTCCGTTTTATGAAATTCACACTTGCGGCATGCAAGCCTGTTTTTTATGAAGTTTTTCTTCTCAATATTGTAAATCGCTTTTTCAAGAAATTTAAGTGCATTTTCAGTTTTTCTTGGACCACTTGTGACTCGAAATATTTCAACTCTTTCTTTTTTAGCTGTTCTTTTAAGCAGTGCGAAGTGAGTTTCTATCATCTTAGGGTCTACATTGTGCTTTTTAGCCCAATAATGCTTGTAAAAAGTCAACTGGTAGGTCATCATTGGGTCAGATTTCTTGCGAGCATCCCATCCCCAAGAGCATGTTTTCCAATCGATGATATGTGTCTTGCCATCAGAGGTCTCGATAACCAAATCAATGAAGCCTTTGAACTTATTTTTCTCTTCACAAGGGAAATCTTCGATGATTTCCATCAAATCCTCTTCAGCAGCGAGGACTTTATACTCTCCAAAGTGCTCTTTCATGGCAGGAAGCACTTCTTCGAGGATCAATGGACCTTGATTTTCCATGGAAGTAACCAATTTTTCGTCTTTTTTAACATTTTTGGGCAAATTTTCAAGACTTTCTTTGAATTTTAGGTCAAAAAACGATTTTTTATCGTCCAAACCCTCAGTCATCATCTTTTCGCAGGTATCGTGGATAGCATTACCAAAAGCAGTGAAAGCATTGCCTTCAAAGCCTTTTACCTTGTCTATGTTCATTAATTTGTGATAAAAAGGACAAAAATCCCAGTTTTTTGCCTCAGAAAAGCTAATATGACCCATTTTTACTCCATATCTGCTAAAGTTTCAATCCTATTATACAGTATGGGGCTAATGTTTGCAAGTATTTTTAAATCTTTGTATAGAAAATATGCCTCAAAACCTCTGGCAAAGTATTCTCTGAGAGATGTAGCTGCATATGGTGAGTAAAACAATCCGTTAACATAAGAACTTAAACTTGGGTATCCTATATCCATGTAAAGATATTCGTCAAAACTCTCGTCATAGTCCGGATTTCTAAAGAAATCAATGCTAACAACAGGTTCATCATATGCCATCAATATCTGGAAAAGTTTTTCTCTTTTTCCGAGAAACTCAGCTTCAACCCTTCCATCGCCGTAAATTTCATCATAATATTTTTCCTCCACTGCATGTGCAATCTCGTGAATAATATCATCAGCCATATCCATAGCGTTGTCTTGTACATTAATAATGTAAATCGCACCATTTTCATATGCTGCGTTAGCTTGTCTTTCTTGAAAAAAAGAAAAGTCCCCAACATAGATTACATCTACATTAGAGACAAGGAAGGAAGGAAGTGAATTTTGTACTATTTTTATTACATCTTGTAGGCTGCTTTTGCCGTCTGTAAAGATTAGTTCATCTTTTATATAAACAGGTATTTTAGAACCAAATAAACTGTGGTGATTCATAGACTTAGATTTTTTTAAGCTTTCCCTTATGTAATCACTCTTGCTCATTTTTTTCTTGTTCTTCTTCCCATGCTTTGCGACCAACTTCTACATCGCTAAGAGCCTGTTGATAACCTCTAATAAAGTTTTCTTCCGCAACAGCCAGAACAAACTCTGGGAATTCATCGGCTAGTTGTTCAACAATCATCTCTACTGTTACGTTGTCTCCATCTGGAGTTTGTTTTTCACCGACATAGTTGACAAGCATTTTCTTCAACTCGTTAGTTGACTCGACAACTTCATCAAGAACTTCATTTGCATCTTCTACTTCTGTATTTTTAAACTCGATATCCATTATTTCTCCATATTTGGTGGACCCACTCGGACTCGAACCGAGAACCTGCCGGTTATGAGCCGGATGCTCTAACCATTGAGCTATAGGTCCAATATAGATTAATATAGCGCAATATTTAAGTTGTGTCAATAAAAAAGTTATAAAATCTTTGCTGCTAGAGTTGCAACTTTTGATCTTTCACCTTTTTGGAGGGTAATATGACCTGATATATCATGTTCTTTAAACTTTTCAACAGCATAAGTTAAGCCATTGGAAGTTTCATCAATATAAATGTTGTCGATTTGCTCGATATCACCAGTAAGAATTATTTTTGTTCCTTCACCAACACGAGTGAGAATGGTTTTGAGTTCATGTCTTGTAAGGTTTTGGGCTTCGTCAATAATAATGAATGCATTAGTGATTGATCTACCACGAATGTAGGTGATCGCTTCAATCTCAATAACGCCGCTTTCAAAATACATTTTTACAGTATCTCGATCATTGCCCATCAAAAATTCTAGATTATCTTTAATGGGCATCAGCCAAGGGTCCATTTTTTCTTCAAGTGTTCCGGGCAAATATCCAATATCATTTCCTAATGGCTGAATGGGTCTAGAAACAATCAGTTTTTTATATTCGGATTCCTCACCTAATACCTGCTCCAGTCCCGCCGCTACTGCTAATAAAGTTTTGCCAGAGCCAGCCTGACCAATCAATGAAACAACCTCAACGTCTGGGTCCATTAATAAATCTAGAGCGAATGTTTGTTCTTTGTTTCTTGCATCGATTCCCCACACAGTATCTGTATTATACATTTTCATGAGCGGATCATTGTAGCTGAAAAATCTAGCTAGCGCTGTCTTTTTGTCGTTTGAGTTAGATACAAGCATGACATATTGGTTTGAAAACAATTTAATCTCATCTTTATCTGCGTAGATCTTCTCTCCAGAATAAAAAGAGTCAACAACTTGTTCATCTACAAGGTATTTTGTAAGACCTGTAAAAACTTCATCTTTATTTTCAACTGTGTCGTGGGCGATATAATCTTCACACAAAAGACCAAGCGAGTCACATTTGACACGCATATTAATATCTTGCGAGACAACAATAACTTTTTTTCTTTTATATTTTGCTTTTTCGGTGAGAGCAGTAGCTATGATTTGATTATCTGGCACACTTAAGTCAAAATCGTGAGGGAGACCTTCCGTTTCATAGTGTTGTACAAAAAGCTTCCCTTTGCCTTCTCCTAATGAAACACCTTTGAAAAGACTACCCTTTGTCCTGTATACATCTAGAATACGAATGACATAACGAGCATTAAAACCTGCCCCGTCTTGTCTAGCTTTGTTTTTATCTATTTCATCTAAGACTTTAAGTGGGATGACAATATCGTTTTCTTCAAACTGCTTTAAACAGTTGGGATCAGATAGAAAGACACAAGTGTCTAGAACAAATATTTTTTTCACAGGGTTACCTCGTGTTATAAATACTACCAGAAAATATTAAAGTTTAAACTTTTTTTAAACTACTTAAAGTATGCGACAAAGACTCAAAATCATATTAACATTACTTCTACTTAGTCTTTCAGTACTTTCTTGTGCCACTTCTAATCTTGACTTTCAAAGAGGTGCGAGAGATACATTTGTTAAAATAAAACAAAACGTAGCAATTACTGTTTGTAACCCAGAGGATCCTAAAGAATGCCTAACAAAAACAAGTAGATCAACTGGATCTGGCGCTGTTGTTATGAGAACTGATGAAGGATCTTATGTTTTAACTGCTGGTCATGTTTGTTCTTTTGAAAAAGAAATGCAGTTAGCATCAGAATTTGCTGGTTCAAAAGTATTAGTGCAAATGAGATCAGTTAATCTTAATCTTGGGGAATATGTATCTGATATTATTAGCATGGATAATACTATAGACACTTGCTTACTGTTTGCTCGCAACCTTTATACAACCAAAGTAGCAAAAATAGCACCATACTCTAGATCTCTAGAAGAAGGTGAGAGGGTTTACAATGTAGCTGCCCCTGTTGGCATTTTCTATAAAGATGTGGTTCCTCTCTTGGAGGGATTCTTTATGGGCAATAGAGACACTAGAGCATATTATTCTGTGCCTGCAATGGGCGGTAGTTCTGGTTCTCCTATATTTAATAAACACAATGAAATCGTTGGTATGATTCACTCGGTCAATGTATATTTCCCAGTTGTGTCAGTTTCTCCACCACTTAAAGAGCTTAGAGCTTTTATCGTCAATGGTATAAGGAAGAATGAGAGATTGAGACTTGGAGAGAAAAAAGACAGAGTTATTGAGCCCTTTTGGAAAGGCTTGGGTCTATCTGATATGAGTGATAATAGTCTTTAGTATCGGGAGGGGGACTTGAACCCCCACGCTCAAAGAGCAACAGATTTTAAGTCTGTCGTGTCTACCTATTCCACCACCCCGACATATTATATAAGCTTATCTATTTCTTTGTTTGCATGATTAATTATAGATTTTTGAGCAGCCACTAACATATCACTATCTATATCTTTTGCAGTGTCTCCCAAATCAAAAATAGGCTTTATACCAAGATAGCCACACACCTGTAGCTCTTCCTTGGGAAGAGATAGGCTAGTTGCAGATCCGCCGTTACCAAAATATGTCGGTCTTACTTCAAACAAGGCGAAAACCGCATCTCCCTCAGAGTCATCAAAAGAAATCACTTCAGATACATGCTCACATGCTTCTAACAAATCTTTTCTAGTTTCAAAATCAAACAAAAGATGACCCTTGTTTTTCACAACCCATTCATCACTATTTAAAGCTACAATTACTTTGCCGTATTTACTGGCAGCTTTGAAAAGTAATAAATGACCAACATGGAGGGGGTTAAACGCTCCGCTTACTAGGATTGTTTTTTCGCTCATGGGATAATAATATCATCAACAAGACCATATTTTAAGCATGTCTTGGCATCCCACCATAAATCTCTTTTAAGAATATCTTTGATTTTTGATTTAGGTATTTTAGTGTGCTCTTCGTAGATTCCGATGATCTTTTTCATCAACAACTCATTGTTTTTCATATCATCTTTCATCTCTTCAAACTTTCCCCACATGCCTGATGAAAGCTGGTGGATTAACATAAAAGCGTGTTCGTGCATCAATCTCTCTTCAGCTACGACACTCATAATCGTAGCAGCAGATGCGGCGCAACCATCAATAATAGATACAACAGGGACTGGGCAGTTTTTAATATAATCTACTGATCCGAAACCCGAAAAAACAGAGCCTCCATAAGAATTAATATGTATATTCAATTTTGGAGGACACTCAAGCTTGTAAAGTTGCTGTATGTTGTAGAGTTTTTGTCCTGTTGAATAAATAAGCTTATTTAAAGTGAGATTGTCCTGCCTAGTTACACCAGAATAAAAATAAATTTTATTGTACTCTACAGAGACTCTGCTATCATCTGATGATCCAGCCATCATTGTTGGTCCCTCATTTTCTTCGCTTTCATCTTCTGCTTCTAAATGCCAGTATTTTCTCATTAAAACCTCTGTAGTTATAAAAAATATTTAGTACGCCCGACAGGATTCGAACCTGTGACCCACGGCTTAGAAGGCCGTTGCTCTATCCAGCTGAGCTACGGGCGCTCATAATTCTTTTATCAAATGATCCCCAGCCGCTCTCATATCAGTTTCCAACTTGTGTAGATAGGCAGCGACTAGTATGAATCTAGACACAAAACTTATTTCTTTTTTTGACAAAATAGTGCTAAACTCTTTACCATCTTTGTTTTTATGCAAAAAAACATAGTTAAAAACATATTGCTCTGTTTGAATACCAACTTTTTTGGCTAGGTCTTCATAGGATGGATGACACGACTTACACTCTTTGACCCATACATTTGAATTTTTTCTAGTTTGTGAATAGTCTTGTGCTTGAACAGCAAAAGGAGTGAATACAAAAAGAATACAAATATATTTTAAAATGTTTTTCATGGAAACATTATAGCTTATATTTATTTAAGTTTCAAGAACTTTTTTAATTCTTCGATTCTTTTCTTTGGAGATTTTAGCCCACCAACGATTGTGTAGGCGACGAGTTTCTCTCTTTCTGGATCTTCGTAAATACCCCTGTGAATGATTGCGCCCCCAGTTAATGTCGCTAATGTGTCAAATCCATATTCAATATTGTCCATTAGACCGGGGACGGTCTCATAAAGTACAGAACCTCCAACGATAATTGAGGCGGCTCCTTTTGCAGAAGTTAAATCAAACCCGCTGGCAAGTAATGTTTTTTCAAGATTATTTCTAAGCCCCTGTGACACTGAAGTTGGACTTTCGGGGTCTTTGATTGTAGTGGCTCCGAAAATCATGCAACCTGCTGTTTTCATAATACTGTCATAATCTGCTGGATCAAACACAGTATAGTCAGAGTTTTTAGTGCACAAAAGATTAAAGATGTGAAATAGTCCGGCGACTGTATTGTTTAATGTTGGCCAAAACTGCTTTACAGTTAGTCGTGGATAAAGCTTTTTGATTTTATCATTATCAATAATGACTAAAGGTGCAAAGTTTCCATTTTCAGCTTCTGCACAAAGCTCTGTCATTCTATTGTATGAATTTTCTGCCACTATTGGGGACGCACACTCTCCGCTAGTAGGTAATGATGCAATAACTCCTACTCTTTCACTAGGATTTTCTACTCCAATATAAGTAAAATATCTTTTTGCAGTGTCCAAAAGAGACATAACACTACCTCCTCCGGTTCCGCCCCCAACACCAACACAAATCAAGATACGGTCGATTTTGTCACCGAAAATCTCTTTGTATTTATTGAAAACTTCTTGACTTTTATCATCAAATGCTTGCTTTGAAACTGCATGATTTTTTCCAGCGCCGGATGCCCCATCATACACTAGATGATGTTTGTGGTTTTCTGGGAGACCTAAGTGATTTAAGTCCGATTTTGCTAGATTAAAAGCGATTGTCTTTCTGTATCCCAAATCAAAGAATGCTTTAGCCATGCGACCTCCGCCTTGACCAGATCCAACAATACCATATCGCAATGCTCCGCCGCTCTCATCTTCAACAAAATCTACTTTTGACTGTTCAATTTCTTCAATATCAATATCTTCAATGTCTAAAGTAGGTAAGTTTAAATCATTCATTTTATCAATCTCCTAAATGTTTATCTAACGATAATAAATAGTTAGTGGTTAGCAAACATTTCATTTTTGTACTTTCGCTTCTGGATTCTCATTTTTCTTTTAAAATATTTTCTATATTTTAACACAGCTTTTGCATACTTTAAGCCTTGCTTGTTTCTATTTTCGCCCTTGCATCTGAAACCAGCGTTGTATCCGCACAGTGCTGTCGTTTCGTTTCCTTTTGCATATTTTTTTAGCCAATAGTTAAGTATTTTAGACCCAACACGAATACCGGTTTCTGGATCTTTAAGTTCGTCGCAGGTTAAGTTTCTCCCTTTGTCACCATATTTTTTTGAATATTTTGGAAGTACTTGCATAACGCCACAAGCATTCGCATGACTTTTAGCTGTTGGAGTCCATGCGCTTTCAATTCTACCAACTGCTACAATAAGTGATGGGTCTAAGTCATATTTTTCTGAAACTTCTTGGATAATATGTGCATTTTCACATATAACATCTGCGTTTCTCATATTAATGGAAGCCGCAGTCATGCATACTAAAAATGATATATTCCAAGTTACCACATTTATTCCTTTTATTTTGAATGCTTGTCTGCTATTGAAGCAGCAGCAAAAGCATATGGCTTTATTCTACATTCATATCCAGAACCTTTTACATATCCAACCAACATGTTAGCTAAGTGGCTAGTTCCCTCATTATTCTCTTGAGGACTTATATCTAAATGTAACTCAAGCTTAGCAGATGGTATTAATTGTACAATATTATTTGCAAGAATTATAGTATTTTCCGCTTCTTTAATCATTCTAATACTAAGTTCAGGAAACTGATTTTTATTTAGCCTTTTCTTAGTATAAAAATATCTACCACCTTGTTGATTATCTGCTCCATATAAGCAAATAGCAGTAGAAAATATACAGTTATCTTTTATAAAGAAAGAATCAGTACCAATATAAACAGTACCTTTATTATTGCAATGTTGTTTAATCTGTTCTATAATATCTTTAAACTGTATGATATCTTTAGAGCCAGTGTTCCAAGTAGTTTTAAACATGCCAGTAATAACTAGTAAATAGTTGTTTTGAGGGTAACACGTAAAAATAGCAATGTCAAATAAAAAATGAAAAAAGATGAAAAAAATAAAAAAAGGTACAGTGTTATCAGGAAGTTAAGAAGAGATGGAAAGCTTTCTGAGGAAATGGAAATATTCGTCTCTAATCTGTCGCTGGAGGATCTTATTGCATTAAAACTAGAAATATCCAGCAAACCTGTAAATGGAAAATTGTTTGGCATACCAATATGGAAATCTATTCCCTTTATTGTTAGAGATGCCGTCTTAAAAACAGCTATTTCAGTTTGTAAAACCAAAGTTGATGCAGCAAATTTGATTGGAATGGATGTCGATAAAATGGATAACTTATTGAAAAAATACAATACAATAGGTTTTTTTGAAGAAAACAGTTGACAAAATGCAACATTTAGTTATAGTTATATAACATCACTGGCTAAAACAGTGTAATAATAGTGATGTCTATAACTTAGGAGATTCCCTTCAAAGCCCTTAACGAAGGGATCCGCTTGGGCGGTAAACTGTTGAAGAAGGGATAACAAGACGGCAATGTGAGAAAACCGTTCATTTTTTTAGCCAAATATAGTGCCCCCTCGTTGGCTTAGGATGGCGAGGGGGCGAAGTTCTTTGAAATACGGGGGTGTACAGGTTTCGACTGGGTAATGAAACTAATGTGTGCAAGGCAGAGGGCAGCGACGGTCTCTGTAAAAACGCTGAAACTAATAAGTGCTAATACTGACACTTACTCTGAATACGCACTAGCTGCGTAATCGGGGGTAGCCATACCTTCTAAACCAAAATGGCGTATGGTTTCTCATTTCCTAAAAATGAGTGGTGCGAAAGAAGGCTAAGCGGAAAATAAATTGTCTGTGTTATTTTCCAGTATTCTACAGACTAACCTTGTGAACGACTCATTGGCAGAGTTATTTAGGACGGGGGTTCGATTCCCCCCACCTCCACTAACTTTTAAATTAATGTGAACTATTTACCACTATGAACAACCCACACAAAAACTGGCAAAAATTTCTTATAAATGAAGCAGGATTAAATAAAATCAGACAAGATATGCTTGACTATGATACTGCTTTTATTACAGCATTTCGTGGCAATATAGATGACAAATCTATGTGCGTTTATGTGCCCCCATCCGAAGAAGAGCTTTCTGAAAGAGACAAGATGGGCAAAAGAGGCGAGACTAATAAAAGAAACAATAAAGAACTCTCAGCCTTCCTTCTTAGTCAAGGTTATGGTGTTAAGAATGTTCAAGGATCTTACATTGAAAACTTTGGTTCAATAGACCCAGAAAAAGTGCCAAGAGAGGTAAAAGAGGCTAGTTTCTTTGTAACTAACCTAAATGGTGACCCAGAGTTTGCAGAGCAAATAATTAACCTTGGTAAAAGATTTTGTCAAGATTCAGTTATCATTGTACCAAAAGGTGAAGAGGGTTACATTTACGGAACAAACAATGGTAAATATCCGGGATTGGATCAAAAAGAGACAGTTGGTAAGTTTGCAGGTGGCGAAAGAGGCGAGTTCATGTCTCGTATTGGTGGACGACCCTTTGTTATGAAAGAGGATGAAGAGACTAAAACTTACGAAGATCTACCCGGAAAACAAAGACAAGCGGCGAAACTAATAGCACAAAGAGTTGATAGAGAAATCAACGAAATGCACATGGTTTATAACTTAAATGAAGCAGACCTACCTGCATATGACAACAATGGAAAAGTAACACTTTATCATTATGCACCAGTTGAAGCTGATGAAATAGAAGTTGATCCATCTCAATTCGGAAAACAAAGATACTCTAGAAGAGAGAAAGAAAGATCAACTTACCCTCGCTCATTCTTTTATGTTAACCTTGATCAAGCAGAGTCTGAAGTAAAATCAGGAAAGCACCTTTTTACACTTGACATTCCAACTAACAAGTTGTATAGTATAAAAAACGATCCTGATGGTCTTATGAAATCTATTAGGCACCCAACATATGGCTTTAGAAACGATATCGAATGGACTGAGCTTTTTAAAGAAATACACAAAGATTATCTTGGTGCTTATTATTCCACTCCCTCTATGGATCTTGTGGTTCTTTTTGAACCAGTTAAAGCGAATAAAATGGAGCAAGAATGAAAATAAATGATACGGTTTTTCAAAACTATAGTGGTTTGCATAGATATGGAAAGGTTGTTGAAGTAAAAGAAAATTATAAAGGCGATGGCTGGCTGTGGGCTCAAGTCGACTGGATTAATGATGAAGAATATGTAACCTGTCAAAAATGGAAAGCAGAGTTAAGAAACAAAAGCGAGGATTATTTCATACCCAAATATTATCGATGTGACGATATTCAAGTAATAGATCTTAACAGAACATTACAAACTCTTGTAAAATTAAAAGACATATCTTAAATAAATGCGGAGTAGCACAATGGTAGTGCAATCGGCTGTTAACCGATAGGTTGTAGGTTCGAGTCCTACCTCCGCAGCCATAAACACACCCAAATAACCACTTGACATACACCTTGATTTTTGATACGCTATCAATCTATAGCACATATTTTTATCTTTAAAGGAAGGGATGAAATGAAGCCATTATTTATGTGGGCAGGTGGTAAAAGTAAATTAATCAAGCACTATAAGCCACATCTGCCTAAAGAGTTCGATTCTTATCATGAACCATTTTTTGGCGGTGGGGCAATGTTTATCTGGGCTTACGAACAGAATCCAAACGCTAGCTTTTATATTAATGATGTGAATCCTCACATTGTTCAAATATACAAAGCTATCCGAGATGATGTCGAGCAATTCTGCAACATAATGGATACTTTTGAAAAGGCATACCTATCTTTAGATCCTCCCAAGAAAAAACAAATAATCGAAGGCAAAACCCAATGGGTTGATCATCCTACAGGAGCTAAAGATGCAAAGCTTGAAAAGATGTATAAGTTGCCAAAAAATAAATATGATTGGGATAAAATATATCAACAAAAGCCAACGAGGAGATCTTTCTTTTTTAAAGTTAGGAAGTCTTACCAAGAAGAATATGAAACTTGGGAAACTACAAAAGAAGCAGCCATTTTGTATTTCTTAATGAAAACAGCGTTTAATGGTGTATGGCAAGTTGGCAAAGGGCATGGAAGGTTTAATACTCCATGTGGACTGATGAGGCATACAGATAGCATATATGATAAGGAAAATGTATTAAAATGGAGTAAGGCACTACAGGGTGCCACAATAACATCTTTAGACTTCAAAGATACTATTAACAATGTCGGAGAAAACTCGTATACTTTTCTAGATCCTCCGTACAGAAGTGCATCGGATGAAGAAAAAACTTTTGCAGATTATGGAACTAATCTAGAAGATGAATTTCAAGAAACGGTTATAGACTTTTTTATGAGTGCAAAAGATAGAGGATCTTATGTTTTACTATCCAATAGAGATTGGGGAGATGGATTCTTTGAAGATAGAAGTAATGGAAATAAAGTAGAATATTTTGACGTTACTTACACTGTGGGCAGGAAAAAACAAAATGATAATGGAGAACACTCAGCCACAAAAGCTAGAGAGATATTAATGGTAAGCGAATGATTTCAAAAGGTGACGTTGAATTAGTTAAAGAATGGACCACAGAGCATGCAAAATATTGTTCTAAAATATGGAGTGTTGACTTTGATTTTGATCACTATGACACTGAAGTTAAGTGCTTTTACCTGAGAGATTATCGATTAGTTACAAGAGAACACTTGCAATATAGGCACTTGTTTGACTTAGAAGAAAAGATTCAGACTAAGTTTGGAAAAAGATATAGAGTAGGTATAATATATGAACAAATACCACCAGCATAGAAAAAGGCATTTTCGTAAACTATAAACTATTTATTACGTTGGGTTACACCCTGACATGCATGTTAAATAACAAATTAAAAACATTTTAAACCTATAGGAGAAATAATAAAATGGCAGATAGAAAAGAATTTAGGGGTCAAGTCGACTTTACAGGTGGAGTTCATTTCAATGAAAGAGTCGCTGAACCTCTATTTACATCATCAACAATACACACAGCGGGAGCAACACTTGTTAAAAATACACTAAATATTATTAACCACGCTGCGGCAGAAGATATTGTGTTTGCATTACCATCGGCGGCATCTTCAAAAAAAGGAGATATCATAAGGGTTGTCTACGTAAACACAATTGCAAATACACAAACTCACAAATATACAACTGATGCGGCGTCATTTTCGACAGTTTCAGGACTTTTTGTGGCTACTAACGCAGCAAATGGAAGCGTTTTCGCAGCGGTAACGGCACCCGATGGAACAGATGACGATGTATTGACATTGACTGGTGGTACTAATGCTGGAGTTGGACCGGGAACAGATTTGCTTTTTGTTTATGAAGGAACATTTTGGCAAGTTGAAGGAAAGGTTTACAACTCAGGCACAGGCGCTGGCGGAAATGCACAAGCAGCCTTTACAGAGACCTAATATAATATTCTGCTTTATGAGCAGTTTTTTATATGAAACAAAAGCAGCCCTTTCGGGGGCTGCTTTTTTTTATTTACAATCAAACACAGGATATATATAATGTTTCAAAAGGAGTTATTATGTTAGCAAGAGATACAAGATTTTACAGAGCCCTTAAGCAACATTACTTGGCACAAAAAGAAGAAGCCTTAGCAACACTAGACTTATATTTTAGAGATTCAGTTGGAATTGGTGAGCATTCAAATATTTTAAATGAATTTAAAGAGTGGACTCACAAGTTGTGTGAGGCAGATGAGGCTTTAGAAGTTTTGGAAAAGTATTATGAGCAAGACTAAAGGTTAGCAATATCAGAAAGGTCTAGGTCGTCTTCGTCTCCCGTATCCTCTGCGTCTGGACTAGGTGGGCTAGGTGGAGAAGGCTGATCATCTGCCCCAGTTTCAGGAGCATCAACTGATGGCTTAATTTCATCTTCAAACTTCTTGAAATACAAATCTAGGTTCATAAGCAAACCATCGTAAAATGCCTTAATGTCTTGTTGACTATGAAGAGTTTTGTAGGCATCAACGATTTGAGTTTCGACTTTATTAAAAGTTTCGTAAGCTTTATCACGACCAGTTAGATCTTCACCTTCAATACCAAAGTTTTCTTTATCTACTTCGTCTTCACTTTTTCTAACATCATCCATATCTTCTGGCTTATCTTCACCTACAGTGATATCAATGTCTTCATCAAGTTGATCTGATTTATCCAAAGCTCTGAGAGGGGCTAATGTATTCTCAACTGCCTTAAGCATATGAGATGCAAAAGAATCTCTTTGTTCTTTTGAAGAAGCCAACTCTTTATATCCTGTCTCAATCGTTTTGAGAATATTATCAAAAAGACTATTAAGTGTATTGAGTCCAGTATTATCATAGGGTGAATCTTCAGTGTCACCAACTTCAGCTTCAGCGATAACATTTCTTATTACTTTGCGTAATCTTTCTTCTTCGAAGATTTCACTTTCTTGTCTTTTTTGTCTTTTAGATTCTGCAATAACTATTGCTTTTCTAATAAGTTTGCGAAGCCTAAGCTCCTCAACGATTTCTTGCCTATCGATATACATGTGATAATTCTCCTTAATACCGTAAATAGTATTAATTATTTGCTTTTGTTCATCCTTTGTGTTTTTCTTTTGGATGCCTCTTTTCTTTCCTTGGCATAATCATACGCTTTTTTGAGACGTTTTTTAACCTTTGGGTCTTTTGCATTATTGTATGCAGCTCTAACTCTTTGGTGTATCAAGTTAATAATCTGTGATTGTCTTTTGTGTGACTTTGATTTAAAACTAGATTTTGAAAGAGTATCTCTAATATCAGTCACCGTGCTAAACTTTACAGAAACTGTATCAGACGGATCTTCGTCTGTATATAATCTTCGACCAGATCCTTTTGGTTTCTTGCCTGTCCCTTTCTTGGGATCTTTGCCTTCAGTTTGATATTTGTGGGCATCTTTTCTAGAGCGAGGAAACTTTATGTCATCATGGCGATACTTCTTTTTTTTGATACTAATATGTATTCCCCCATAAGGGTAACTATTTTTATCTGTTCTTTTGGAGACACGTAAAGTTTGCTCTTCCTTGTCAGAAACTCCAACATCAAAATACAACTGTTCTATCGACCCACCAGAGCTTGTGGATATCTCCTGAAGATTCTGTCCGTCTTGGTGCATATGTGGTTCCATATATGGTTTGCCAGATTTTTTATTTTTCTTTTTCTTTCTTGGTTTAGCTCCGAGAGGTAAAGAATATCCAGCAACAGATCCTCCAGCCATGGAGGATATTTCTAAAATGCTTGTATTGACGACATATATTGTTTCATATCCTTCTTTAAACTGGGCAGGGTCCCACAATACATCAAAAGAGTTTGAAGCCTCTGATAAATTAACTTCTGCGTATCCTATTGTGTCTATATCATATGAGTCTTGGCTTGATGTGTGCCATACAGAATCTTCATTAATGCTAAAGGCGTATACATACTTGCCCATACACTCAGCTATATACTTATTTAGCGTGAGATACATTGGCTCAAGACTTTCTCCCAGCTCTGTGTCTGTTCCAAAATACCATGTCTCTCCAACAATGCCTTCTTCCATTGCACCTCCAAAGCCGGGGGGTGCTGATTTAGCTCTATCCTTTGGGGGATCTATGTCATATGGCGCTCCGCCTTTCTTTTTTTCTCCCTTGGTAGACATTCTTTTTTTTGCGTGATCTTTTGCATAAAACTTCTGAATTGGTTCAATCTCGTTTAGCGCTTCATCGATTAGCCGAAAGAATAAGGGGAGGGCGACGTGCTCTTCAACTTCTTCAGTCTCGCCCTGTATACCTAACTTATCTAACACGTTTTCAGGATTAACTCCCCTTGGAATAAACTTATCTATATCACCCTTTTCAATAGATGCTCTAAAATCCGTGGCGCTCAGCTCTTCACCTACCGGATCAAAAGCAAATTTCATTGGATCTAATACTGTAACACCCTCTTTCGCATATTGTTGGACATTTTTTGCAAATCTACTTTGATCTCCGCCTTTTGTGCTAGTACCAAGAATAACAAGTTCTCCGGGTTTTGCATCATCTTCAACATACTGATAAGCAGATCTAACGGGAGAAGGGTGAGGTGACGGAATAACTTCAACATTATTTAAGTTCATAACATCGAAATAGTAGTTCCATATATCTATTGAATTTTCTTGTGTAATATCTTTGCCACTTGGAGTCTGTCTTGCTTTTGGCGAAACCATAACAATAACACGATCAGCGTTATCAGAATAATGCTTTACCATGTCTAAGTGCCCTCGATGTGGAGGTTTAAATGCGCCGGGAACAATCGCCACAGTTTCAGTAGCACCCTGTGCTTCATCAACTCTTGGAATTTTAACACCAGCTCTGCCAAACCTAAACAATCCAAGGATTTGATTAATCGGAGCAAAGTTTCCAGTAAACTTATAAAGTTGACCATCATACTCAAATACAAAGCCTTCTGCAACAGATGTAATATTATCTAAATGCTTTATTTTTTTGAGTTGTTTAGCCAAGATTTCATGTGCCATCTCTTGCCCCGGACCTTGGTATGCCTGAATAGATTTTATGGCTG